ATAAGGTTTTTTCGTTACTCATAGAATATGCGTTTCAAAACATACACAACTATGTTGACATGTTTCAAATATGATTAAGTTGTATTTTTGAAATGAAAAAAGCTAGATTTTTAGCTATTTCAAAAAGTGTACTTTTTGACATGCGGTATAACGTCTAAATAGCATAAGCTTATTCCCCCTTTTCGGGGATTTGGGCAAAAACACCCGTTATACGAAGTGAGTAACCACGGTAGAGTACGAAGCCTAGACAGATTCATTGAGTACAAGTGCAAAGGAAAGACTGTGAGGAGTTTGCAGAAAGGGAAGGTACTTAGCAACACCTCTAAGGCAGAGTACCAAATGGTCAAGATCTATTACAGTGATGGACATAGGTACATTCGAATACACCAACTAGTAGCAAATGCTTTCGTGGAGAAGACGGAAGGAAAGAACTACATTAACCACATAGACGCCAATAAGCACAACAACAGAGCTGACAACCTAGAGTGGGTAACTCAGAAGGAGAACATAGCTCATGCCTGGAAGATGGGGTTATGCAGAAGCGCTGCCACAGGAGAGGGAAATCATAACTCAAAGCTAACTGCAGATGACGTTAGATGGATAAGAGCGAATGACAGGACAACAAACGGTGGCAAGATGAGCAGACAAGAGATGGCTAATATTCTAGGAGTCAGCAACGTAGCCGTCACCAAGATAGCCAACAGAAAAGCATGGAAGCATATAGATTAACTCGCCGATGAGTCGGCGTGGTGCACCTATTAGGGTGCACCTTTTTGTGTTACACTAAAGTGAATCGCACTTGACCTTAATCACTTAGAGTGAAACGATGTCTAAATTAGGAGCTAGCTAATCAGTTGTCTGAGGTGAGTTATCCGTCGGGTAACCGACAGTATACTACAGTGAAATCTTACGAGATGGAACAGAGGAGACTGTCTCATTGGTAGAGCCTGAGGAGATCGTCTCACTGATAGGGAAACTGAGGAGGAGAATCTACAGAGGAGAAGCCTGAGGAGGCTATCTAACAGGGTTTATCTGAGGAGGTAGACTGATGGATAGGAGACGCAGAGGTAGACTGTAGAGAAGGCTCAGGAGGTTTACCCACCCCTCGGCGTGGTCGCCTCAGTCCGACTCATATTCAGAACTGTGAATCTAACGAGACAGAAACCTACAGGTAACCTGAGCTAGTAGACATAATATATCTTATGAGAAGTCCCTTTCGAGATAGCAAAATAGCCTTCACCCTTAGGGCCACAACGAGTTAGCTACCCCTCCCCAGTATACCCTGCATAAACAACCCTCATTAGCCTACTGTATAGCCACTGCATAGTCATACACTCTAGTGTACTGTGAGACCGCATAACTACAGTGTTCTGTCTCTAGAGTATGCAGTATCCTATGCAGTCCACCTCACAGTGAAAGTACTACCACGAAAGTACACCACCACCATGCACCACCCTCTGAAAGTACCACGCTCTCACGAAAGTACGAAGCCGAAAGTGAAAGAGGAGAGCCACCTCAGTAGCTCTCCTCCATCATACGTCCTATTAGGTTAGTCATCCACACTGTGCCTATCAGCCCTGCCTCTGTGAGTGCCATCGCACCACTTGTGAGGTAGCCTGTGTAGGTGCACCACATCGCCACCCACATTAGTACTATGCCTATCACTGTCACTGTCGTTCTCACTATCATCAGCCTCCTGTGTCGTCTATGAGGCTATCATACCATGGTCATACCCATGTGTCTACACTTTTGTGTGCGAGGCCTTGTGAGGGGATCTGAGCAGGCTGAGGCTATCACCAGCAGTTGGCTAGTGAGGCAGCCGTCTCCAGAGGAGGACACTTGAGGGGTACCCCCATCACATTACGAGGGCAGGGGTGTGCACCCGTGTCGATACTTAATATTTATAGATGAGGTAGAACACTTTAGAAAATTTCACCTCCCTAGTCGAACCCCCTTAGACACACTCCCTAGCTATACTTTTTAGAAAATATATCCTACCTATAGGAAATTCTACAAAGTATCCTCCTCTCCAGACTAACTCCCTCCAGCTCCCTATCCGTGAGACAATTCTCTCAAGTTTGCTACCTCTACAGTATCTATAATTTCACATACCAGACTATATAGACAAAAAAAGAGCAACCCTCTCTAGGGGTTACCCGATAGTCACTCTCACAACACTCTCTCCAGACGTATTCTCCCAAGTAAACCCCTCACCATGAGACCGAATCTCCTCTAGAACGTCTTCCAGGTTTTCCGCCTCCATATACCAAACGTTATTAAAGTAGATGGTATCAATTAGAGTCTCCTCTGTTAGGTTTAAATATGGAGCTGGGTTCTCCTTAGAGTCCACCTCTGAAGACCATTCTTTTCTTTCAATGTATACCTTCACGACTATTCCTCCTCAGTTATCCTTATAGTATGGTAATTGAAATTTTACCTGTTAGACTCATCCTCTTTAATCATCTTTTGTATAGATTCCATGTGAGCTAAAATCTCCTCATAAGTCGCGCCTTGCATGTTCTTTACTAAGTGATTCATTGCCGATCTAACTCTATAACTTAGCATTCGATACCCTCCTTAGTCCCTCTTATTAGTCCCACTCCACATAAAGACATAACTCCCTAGTAGCACAACAATCATAGCTATCGAGCCAGCTACCCACTTATTCATAAAGAATTCTTCCATTAGACAACCTCCCAAGTTCCGTCTCCATAGTACTCAATGTTTACATAGTCAGCTACCCATCTAGGGTTAATCCCATGAGTACGACCATCTAGTACATTCTTAGCGTAAACCAATTTAGCCCTCTGAATAATTGCCATCTCCACAGAGCCAGCGTTTACTCCCACACAGATGAAATCTACTCCGTTAATTCTAAACTTGATACCCCTCTTAGGTTTTTCTTTCCTATTAAATAGTCCAAACATGTTAGACCACCCTTTCGTTATCTATAATATTACCTGAGTCATAACAATATGTCAATCCCTTACAAATAAAATATATAGGAGGCAGCAAAATGAGTCAACAGCCTACACAGGAACAACTAATGGCACTTAAAGAACGAATGAAAGACCCTATCGGGTTTACCGAGGTGACAGGAACTGTTAAAGGTAAACCCTTCAGCTTTGACCACCGAGACCACTTGCACGATGTCTACCGAGACACGCACCCTCGAGTGGTAATCGTAGCAGGTCGTCAGGTAGAGAAATCCGAAACGCTAGTCAGAATGCTTCTATATAGCGGATATCAGAGGAAGCACACAACGATCACCTATACAGCTCCTCGTCAGGAGCAAACAACTCGTTTTGTAAATGACCGATTCCGTAAGGCTATCCGAGAGAGCAAAGGACAAATCTTAGAAGGAATGGTTGACCCTAAGAGGGACGCTAAAACAGCTATCGGTATTGCTAACTCTACTCAATATTACTTCGGGAGTGCGTGGGCTGACGGGGATGCTCTTCGTGGTATCGCTGGAGACATTGTAGGATTCGATGAGACACAGGATATTACACAAACTGCCATTGAGTCTATTGAGAAGTCTGTATCGCATAGTGAAATGAAAGACCCAGTGACAGAGTTAAATGGCAAGTGCTTCTATACAGGTACACCTAAGCAGAAGGGAAGCTACTATGACCGCGTTCTCTGGGGGCAGTCTGACCAGAAGAAATGGCACGTAACTTGTGACTCTTGCAGCAACGAAGAAGTTATGTCTATGAAGAATATCATGATTCAAAACGAGGGAGAAGACAACGAGAGACGTTACTTTGGTTGTATGCACTGCCAAGAAGAGCTAGACCGTGCTCACGGGAGATGGGTAGCCACGAGGCCAGAAAACAAGATGTACAGTGGATACTTATTCAACCAGCTCAATATGACTTGGATCTCTGCTAACCAGATTTGGCGTGACTACCAGACAATGGATGCTATGACATTTAACAACGAGGTTCTCGGTGAGTTCTACTCAGGAGACGAACAACCACTGTCTCTAGAGGATGTGCTTGCTTGTACCGATAAAACTCGTTCTCTCAAGAAGTACTCACAGACACCGACCGTACTAGGCATTGACTATGGATCTGGTGGTAAGTCTAAAACGATTATCTTTATTGGCCACAACGAGAACGGCAAGTTAGTTATCGACTATGCAGAGAGCTGGCAGCCAGACCGCTCCGAAGACGCACTCAATGTACATGACCAACTAATTGCTCATATCATCCACCTCCAAGGTAAATTCAATGTAGAAAAGATTGTCGGCGATATCGGTTACGGCTCCTACGAGTCTCAAAAACTATACGAACTATACGGGAGACAGGCTATAAGTTGCCGCTACGTTACTTATGCGAATGATCCTCGTAAGCGCGAATACAAAGGGTTTAACAACTCAACTCTACAGGTAGACCGTACCTTCTCTATGGACAAGCTTATCGACGCATTCCACAAAGGTAACATCGTAGTTCCCTACAAAGACCCTGCTGCTATTGAATATTTCTTTGACCACTGGACGGCTATCGAGATGAAATTCACTGAGAGTAACACCGGTACAGGTAAGAAGCTATATGACCACCGTACTCCGGATGATGCATTCCATGCACTCAACTACGTGAGAGAGGGGATTCACGAGTTGCAGAATCGCTTCGAGGTAGAATTCGTAGAGAGAGACGACTACCAGTTTGATAAACTGTTTTCTACTATTGAAGACCTGCCTGAGTGGTAAGGTCATGTGGTTACTACTTATTATATGAAACTATCAAGGTGGAGAGCCTAGCTCGCAGAAGCCAAGGAGGAGAAACGGATGGGACTATTTGACATGTTTGCAAGCAAGAAGGTTAAGCAAGAGAGGAAAGCTCAGGAGGCAGAACTACACAAGTTAGCTCAGGAGATCGGCCTCTACAAAGATGACAAGTACGAACGAAAAGACCAAGTGGATTTGAACCCCGAGGAGTTCTCCCTAGACATATTTGAGAAGATGCTTCTTGATGGACAAGTTCGTGCTGCTGTAGAGATGATTAAATTATCAGCTACCGCTAAAGGGTTCACCGTTACTGGTGAGGACGAGGAGACTCGTAAGTATGCAGAGTTCATTCTAGAAAACTTTGAGTCTATCGAGGGTAACCTTGAGGACGACATCCGAGAAATCATTACAGCCATCGTATATGGATACAGCTGCACAGAGAAAGTCTTCGAGTACAAAGATGGAGCTATCCGTCTCAAGAAGTTAAAGACGCTTCACCCTCGGCAGGTTGCTATTAAGACAGACAGGTTCGGCAACATCCTCTATGTAGAGCAACGAATCGGGAGTAAGACAATCAAGATACCTCGGGAGAAAGTCCTATGGTATGCATACGATAAAGACTTCGGCAACCTCTATGGTAAGTCTAACTTGCGTCCAATCTACAAGCATTGGATCACAAAGGACAGGCTATACAGGTTCGCTAACATAGCTTATGAACGCTACGGAACACCCCTCTTAGTCGGAACCACTACCGACGCAAACGATGTAGGCAAAATGAACAAAATCCTCAAAAACATTAACTCCATGAGTTCGCTGTCTATCTCAGGTGGCGACAAAGTAGATGCTATTCAGATGACTAATGCAGACTTTATAGGATACATTGAGCACCATGACCGTAAGATTATGGAAGGCTTACTAGTTCCCCCTATGTTGCTTGGCCTATCTCGTGGCCAGTCTGGTAGCTATGCCCTCTCAGGTAACCAATTTGACATCTTCATGATTCGCTTAGAGTCTATCCAGCGTAACATTAAGGCTCTAATCGAGGAAGAAATTATTCGTCCTCTAGTAGACCTAAACTTCCCTAACGCTAAGAAGTATCCATCCTTCCAGTTTAAACCTATGGCAGACAAAGACATCACTAAGCTAGCTAGCGTAATGAATATGATGATTACTAGCGGAGTAATAGCGCCTAGTGAGGATTGGATTCGTGAAGAACTTGGTATGCCTCCTGCCTCAGAGGAAGCTAAAGAGGAGCTATACAAACGAAATCACCCTGAGGAGCAAGACCCAGAGACACTCCCAGAGGATGACGAAAAGAAAGATGAGCAGAAAGCCTACACTTGTCCATACGATGGAGAGTCCTTCAAGAACAAGCAGTCTCTGAATCACCATATGAGATCGAAACACGGAGCAGGACAAACGAACAATACGAAGCAGGATAAAGCTGCACGAGGTTTATCTAACTCGCAAGCAGCAAAAAAGTAACTGCCTCTGAGATTCCCCAGGAGTATCTAACTTTTGCAGAACGCAGAAACCGAGCGGACATCAAAGCTATCCAACGAGACATGGAAGCTATTGAGTCCGCTTTTTTAAAGGATGCTCAGAGGTTAAACGAAAAGCGCCTACCTCAGTTGATTAAACGTGTAGAGAAAGCCTTAGCTGAAGGCAAAGACTCGGTAGAAGCTATGCAGATGCCGTCTCAAAAGGAATACCGTAAACTCATTAGGAATCTCATTATAGCAAGCTCTATGAGTGGATTCAAGCGAGCAGATACTGAGATGGATCAGTTAACTCGTAGATATAATCAGTACAGCGAACTAGAACGCCTACCGATATACAATGATGACCTGCCTCCAGAGTTACAAACCTTCTTAGAGAACTACGCTCTGCAGATCACAGTCATTACCGAGGAGACGGTGCTCAACAGAATCAAGGAGATACTGCTGCAGGGCCTACTCGCGGGTACAGAACCAGCTCACCTAGTTACGGCTGTACAGTCGGCTGCTGGAGCTGCACTCAGCGTAGCACACGCTACTACGATTGTCCGCACAGAAATGAGTAAGATGTACAACGCAGGCAGACTCGCTAGGTATACGGCTCCAGAGAACGAAGGCTTCGTAGTCGCTCTCCAGTACGATGCTATCATAGATACTCGTACAACTCACATCTGTCAGCACCTAGATGGTCGTGTCATTGCGATTGACCGAATGGATTTAATTATGGAGTACTCTCCTCCGAATCACTTCCAGTGTAGATCTGTATGGCTACCTGTCACGAAGTTCGAAACTTGGAGGGACGATTGGTCTACAGAGGTAGAACCTGAGAGGGGATTCGCTGAGGGGACACCTGATATAGAAGAACTAAGAGGATTGGCTGGCTCATAAGAGTCAGTCTTTTTTTTTATGCCAAAAAGAAAGACCACCCAGTTATCCTGAGCAGCCTAAGCTAATGAGTAAATTCAGTCGCAGGGACGAGGAAACCCTGAGGAGAGAACCTCGTTTAATCCCTACACTGTCAGTATAACCTAGGTAGGATAAGCCTGTCAAGGTAAAATAAAAGAACCGTCTCAAATGCCAGCAAGCGAAAAGACGGTTCTAAACGAAAATAAATATTAGCAACCGATCACCTTACAGTAACCAGCTTTAGAGGTGTTAGCGCACCTCACAAGGTTATTTTATATCAGACTCGCTATTTAGTCAAAAAAAATAGCCCGCTCCCCTAACGATGTGAGAAAAGGAACGGACTCAAAGTTAAAACAGAAATCAAGAACTAAACCTCAAAGGATGTCTCCAGAGAGGGTAGATCGCCACCTCCTAGTTATTACCTGAGTCATAACTACAGTCCTAGAGCTTCTTGGATTTGACCCATCTCAAAGCCACGTACTACTAAACCGTCTTCGAATAGAAATGTCGGAGTAGACATACTGTCTAGCTTCTCTTGTAGATACTCTACTTTGAGTTCTATTAGGCTTCCTTTAAAATCATAAAATGGAGTATCGTCTTCGATATTGATTTCCTCAACCTCCACAGGAACTGGTAAGTAAGATAACTGCTGCTTAGCCACCTTGCAAGTGGGACATACCGTTTTAGTAAACATCTTAATCTTCATATTAGTTCTCCTCCTCTAGTAGTTTGCTTAGTTTGCTAACAATCTCTTCTGCGTCAGATTTCCCCATCCTCGTAATGCAATCATCTGGGTAATTCGACCAATCGTAAATACTGAACCTACCGTCTTCGTGTTTTACAATCTCAAAAGTATCCTTCATTAGTTCTCCTCCTCGTTATCATCCCATAGTCCTGACCAATCGCATAACTTATAGAGACCGACACCCATCAGAGCTAGCAAGTTAGCATACAACACATTGAAGAGAAGCTCGTTAGGCGTATCTATAAAGTAAACCGTAACCCCAAAGCTAACCGCTAGCAGTAACAAGTAGATGGTCTTCATAGGTTATGCCTCCTCATTGTTTTCTTATTTCTTTAGAGTAATCTTTGTAGTGTAACCCTAAAGTCTCGCCTTGTACGTCAACTCGATTGATTGAAGCTTCCACGCTAAAACCTTCTGGGTAACGCTTGGCGAGTTTGTTGATTACCATCTCGCATACCTCTTGTAGGTTGTATCCCAGCTCGTTAGCTGCTACTGCTGCATAATACATAATGTCACCAATCTCCATAGCCGTGTTGTGACGAAGATCTCCTGACCAGCCATGTCCATGGAACTCAGCCTTCTTTACGTTGTCAGCAACCTCCCCAGCTTCACCTGTGAGCCCGAGTGCTGCGTTTACGATAGCTACCTCAAAGGGTTGGTTATTCCAAGTTCGCATCACCTTTTCTTGAAAGTCATTTAGCTCATTAATTCTTAATTCATCCATATGAACATCCCCTTTAGTTTTATACTTTAAGTACGCTGACAAGTTAACCACTCGATCAACTCCTTAAGTTTTGCTGTTAAGATAATCATACCAGGGTCATACCGATATGGCAAGAGGAATTTTAAATTTCCTCCAAATTATTTCTTCAGAGGCTTGTCCCCTTCAGATTGATCTAAGAAGTTATAAAACAGTACCTTCCCAGCATACTCCTCAGACGCTCCAGATTGGCTTGTACGAGCGAGAGATTGCTTAGCTTGGTCTTTTATTCTACGAAGCTCTAACTCTTCTATTTTGGCATTTAGAGACGTCACAAGGTAATCTCTAAAGTTAGCTACTTTGCCCTGGTCATACTTGTCCACTACTTTACGGAGAACGCTATCGAATGATCTCTTTGTTAAAAGCTCTTTAGTTTGTAAACGAAGAGAATTAATAACATCCGTTAAGGATTCGATTTGCTTAGGAGCTGGCGTAACGGAGTTCGCCTTATCATCATCAATCTCTTTAATATTATTTTTCTTTGTTTTTGAATCTTTGTTTATTAATTCTTTATTTATATTTGCACCTTTAGAACTGTTCCCAGAGAACTGCTCCCTCGGTGCACCTGATTCGGAACACACTTCGGCGGTCTGCTGTACGTTTGGTACACATGAAGAAAACTCAGTAGTATCAAGGGTTAAACCCTGTATAGGATTTACGTGCTTGATAGAATGTCCCTTCTCGGTTAACTCCGAAATCTCTGCTTTTACGAACTCGTAATACTCCTCGTCAGTGAACGGTAAGTCCGAAACATTATAGTAATAACTCTTCTGTCCGTCTTTGTGGCAGTAGAAGCCTACAATGTACCTCTTAGCAACTAGACCTTTCCAAGCAGCATCTACATTCTTTCTGCTGAATTGCTTATGTAGTTGTGTCTTATGGAATACCCACTCAGCAGGACGACTCATCATGTGACTTAGGAGACCGATCTCTCTTAGGTCCTCTAGATCATCTTGTAAAGGCTTATTGTGTATCTGTGCGTACTCACTAGTATGTCTTCTTTTGATTACATTGTTACTCATTAGTATTCCTCCTCAGGATATCTCTTTATAGGATTCATACTAAGGTATTACCAGCTAGCTGTCAACCTACTAGGTTATTCGGTCTCATATTTAATTATTACAAATACTTATGAGGTGGGACTCTTAGGTTATTCTCTATAGCCTGTCTATCTCGTTTACGAGAGAGTTATTTCTATAGAGGTTATTCTATAGAGTTTTTTATTTCTTTTTCTATAGTTATTACTTATTTGGTAATCTCTAAAGCTAAACTCATTAGTTTAGTAGCAAAACCATGACCTATTTAGGTATTTCCACTGTATTTCAGTACAATATTAATACACTTGAGGACGAATAAAATGCAACTTAGGTACTAATTTGTGCACAATGGGGGAATATCTCTTAACTAGTTAACCTTTTGAGATGAGATATGGGTTATGGGGATACTACTATATATACGAAGCAATAAATGAGGTGGTGACACTATGGCAACTATCAAGAACCTTCACTACGAAGGGAAGTTTACCGAGTTCTCGGAAGCTAATCCTAGTGAGGATTTAATCAAAGAAGCTATCATGTTCTCGGTAGGAACACACCGAGGTAAAGACTATACAGAATCACACCTGCAGACACTGGTGGATTCGTTCTCTAAGGACGATGAGATTCCAGTCCAACTAGATCACTCAGAGAGCGCACGAGATACAGTAGGATACCTTGAGGAAGCATCTGTTAAGGATGGCAAGCTCATGGGTAAAGTACGCATCATTGAAGAGTTCGCTAAAGAGCGTATCGCAAAGAAACTTCTAAAGAAACTCTCCGTTTCATTCTACACAGACAGAGAAGGCAACCCTACTCGCCTTCGAGAAGTCTCCCTCGTAGCATTCCCCCAACTGAAGGGAGCAACACTATTTAGCGAGAACGGCTTCACCTCGGAGCTGGACGAGCTAGAACAAACTGAGGAGGTAACACCTATGCCAGAAGAAACTAAATTAGAATTTGCTGAGTTAGAAAAAGCTTATGCTGAGAAGTTCTCAGAGATGGAAGCTAAGATGGCTGCTACAGATGCTAAGCTCCAAAAGTTTGCTGAGGAGAAAGTATCTGCTAAGGTAGAAAAATTCCAAGAAGCAAAGAAGACGGTTCCGGCTCAGAAGGAATCACTTACAAAATTGCTAGCTTCATTCTCAGAGGAACAAGCTGAAGCATTCGAAGAGTTCATGGCTAACATGGGTGCTGTCGAGTTCAATGAAGTCGCTGAGGTTGAGAATGGTGAGAAGCCTGCTGAGACAGTGACTGAAGAGCATCAAGACTTTAAAGAGTCTGACGAGTATAAAGCTTACATGAAATCAATTGGTAAGGGAGGTAACAACTAATGGCACAAAACTTTTTAGAATACCACATCAACCGAGATAGCCGTAAAACTTTTAAGGTAGCTGCTGCTGAGACATTATATGCAGGTGACCCTGTAGCAATCAAATCAGACATGACCGTTGGACGAGCTACTGCAGATGACGAAGCCGTAATTGGAATTGTCTACGGAGGTACTGTAGGTAACTCAGCTTTATACGGTGCTCCAGTATTTGACTACACGAACAACGGATTTGCTGGGTCTCGTAAGGAATCAGTAACGGTTATCTTAGGATCTGGACACTTAGTTTACTTGAAAGTAACTTCTCCAGTGATTGGAAAGCCTGTAGTAGCTACTGGGACGGCTGCTGGAACTGTTCAGTACAAAGTCCCTGCTGACAATGCAAAACCACTTTCTCACTTAGGTAAGATCGTAGCAGTTGACTCTAAAGGATTCGCTTTAGTTCAAACTGTATAGTGATCGTACCTAGGTAATACCACTCTTTGACAACCACATAAAAACAACTGAGGAGGCGTTCCATAGAGAAGGCATTACTCCTCAGTATTCCCTCAAAACATAACCCTCAGGAGGTAATAATATGTCTGATTTAATCTTAGGACAACACCCTTTACTTAAGAAAGTCATGATGGATGCTCGTATTCAAGACTTAACAGAACGCCGATTTATCGCTGATGCGTTACTAACTAAAACCTCAGCAGACGCTTTAGCTATCAAATACTTCAAAGATGGAGATGCAGATGCTAACGGTCGTTATACTTACGAGGAAGTACCTGAAGTAGGTGAAAGCTCAGGCTTCAAACGTATTGGTCTTAGCGAGACAGCTAAGGTTGAAATGATCCGTAAGTACGGTTTAGAGTTTGCGTTCTCATATGAGATGCAAAAGTGGGGTAACCCAGCTTACTTCGAGCGTGCTTTCAAGAAGTTGTCTAACTCAGTAGTAGCAATGGTTAACACTATGGCTTACGACAAGTTACACGGTGCAGCTTCTGCTCCTAACCAGAACTTACAAGCTAAGTCAGGCAACCGTTGGAATGATCCTGCTACAGGTGACACTAACTTAATTGCTGACATCGTAGATGCTAAAGCAGCAGCTAAGAAAGCTGGTTACTCTTTAGATACTTTAGTGGTATCTCCACAGACAGAAGCGCTACTTCTTAAGTCTAAATCTATTCGTGATGCTTTCAAGCAAAACGGTACAGATATTGTATTACTACGTGGTTACATTGGTGACTTCTTAGGTTTATCAATCATCGTAGACGAAAACTATCCAGACAACCAAGCTTTATTCGTAGAGCGCGGAACTGCTGGAGACATCGCTGATGCTGAAGGATTACAAACTCACACGTACAGCCAAGAAGAAGATATGACTACTATCGGTCGTGTTACTCGCTTTACTACAGCTTACATCACAGATCCTCGTGCAGTATTCTTAATCACTGGTATCACAGCTTAATAGATTGACAGTCTAGGAAACAGACTCTAAAGGCAACCGGGAAGGGTTCTTCCTTTCTCAGAGTACCTACGAGGTAGACAATGACTCCCCCTCGTTGTTTGCTTGGTGGGTACTCTGACAAGAGAAGAAAGGAGTGAAAGCACTATGAAGGTTAAAGCTAAAGTGGAATGCATAGATAGTTTATTCAACCGTGTAGGTGACATCTTGGAGGTATCAGATGAGTACGGAAAGCACCTTATCGGTATCGACTGGGCAGAGTCTGCTGAAGAGAAAAAGGCACCTGCTAAGAAGCCAGCTCCCAAGTCTAAAGCTAAGGAGTGATAAAGAATGAGCTACAGTACTCCGAAAGATCTACGCACTACCTACAGGCAACAGATGCCGAGCTCTATCTCAGATAAAGATATTCGAGTCTTCTGTGACAAAGCCTCAGTGTACATGAACGGTATCCTCGCTAAAGCCTACAAAGTTCCATTCTCCCCAGTACCACCATTCATTAAACAGGTAGCTAATGATCTGTCTACATACTTCTTTATTGAAAGTATGTACACCTCACAGAAACCAAATCTAGATGAGTTCTATAAAGACTTAAAGCTTCGCCTAGATAAACTCCTACAAGACATCCTCAACGGAGATATGACTCTTATTGACGAGGACGGAAATGTAGTTGAGCCTTTGCCTACATGGAATAACGGATACGCTACTACGAATGATGATGAGCCGTTCTTTGGTCGGTCTCATCCTTACTGGTAGGTGAGTTAGATGGCTCGTGATACTCAGCGCATGAGAGTTGAGCTCAATGGGTTTGACGTGAGGATGCTCCGTGCAGCAGGCAAGCTAGAAGACTTCAAGACACCTCTCCGTAGATCCGAAACCTACATGGAACGCTCGATAGGTAATCGCTTTAGAGCGGCTGCGTGGGTTCCTTTGAGTGCATATACGCTTAGGATTCATCCTCACAGGGTTGGCGGTAAGCCACTGAACGATACAGGAGCGCTCAAGCAGTCCATCACGAGTGGAGCTGCTAACAGGTTGTCTAAAAAGAAGTTGACTATCAGGTCAGGACTTCCTAAGGCTAACCTTCATCACCACGGAGGTAGGACTAGCTGGGGTACTTTTGTGCCTGCTCGTCCGTTCCTGTTCTTCAGTGCAGTCGATAGAGATATGATCCAACGAGTGTTTGATGACTATATAGATGACCTAGTGAGGGAGGTAAACAATGGAAACATCTAGAGGTATTTACAATCAAGTTAAAGCTCATATAGCTGATTACCTCATCGAGTGTTTTAACGCCAGCGATGACCGAGTAGATGTCTACCGAGCACCATTCCAACAGATACCTACCTTCCCAGCTATTTCTATTGAGATAGTCGGAAGACCTACTCGTAAGGCCGTAGGGATAGGCGGTACGTTTCAATCTGCTATCTCGGTAAACGTTTGGGTCTATACGAGCTTACTAGATGGAATGGAAGCTGAGGAGCAATGCCTGTGGTTGACAAGCCAAGTAGAGTACTACATCGCTAACAACAGAACACTCGGAGGTAGATTCCAAGAGGTTAAGCTCGATGATGATATCCAATTCGGAACAGTCCAAGAAGGAGAAGTGAATTTTCTTCAAGGAGCTAGGATTCCTTTATTGGTTACTACAAAGATGATACAAGACAAACCACAATGTGGCACAGACTCAGGAGGTGATTGCTCGTGCGGTTAATCTACGACAATGACACTCCAAGAGTCTTTCTCTATCCAGCATATGGACAAGTAGAGAAAGGATTCATTGTGGATGTGCTCGATAAGGATTTAATTGTTTCTCTGAAGGAAAAAGGATTCAAGAAGGCACCGCCTTTCAAGGGTGCGAACGAGGAGGAGAAAATAGATGGCTAGACAAACACAAGGTTACGATACACTGATTGCCTTCGGAAAGGAAGCTACAGCAGGTACGGCTCCGGCAGCAGGAACGTTTAAGAGCTGGGGAATTACTTCTGGCTGGGAGCCAGAGATTAATAAGAACCATGAAACCATCCGAGGGATTGGTTCTCGTACAGTTCAAAACTTCAAACCACTGTCTCAAGAGGTTACAGCTACGTGGTCAGGGTACTTACAAGACCCTCGTATTTTCTACTATGCATTAGGTAAGGTAACTAAAACAGGCGCGGCTAATGCTTGGGTTCACACTATTACCTCAACAGGTCGCTGTGAAGAACTCCCGACATTCACAGTTAACACTAACATGTGTGTTAACGCTGCTCCGTTTATTACTAATTATGTAGGGTCTAAGATTGATACTCTTACGATTAGTGGCTCAGCAGGTGAAGTTGTAGAGGTAGAAGCTGAGATTATCTCTAAGGATGCTATAGACGGAGCTCCAGCAGCTAGCTCTTATGACTATCCTACTAATGAGATTATGACTTTTGCGGATGGCTCTATATTTATCAACGGAAGCGCTCAAGCAGCAGCTAACGTTAAAGAGTTTGAGATTGAGATTTCTAACAATCTAGAATCGCTATTTACAATCTCTAAAGGTAGTACTCCGACGTACATCAACGAAGGTGTACTTGACATCACAGGCTCTATTACGATTGCTCCAGCAGGCACTACTACTCGTACGGCATTCCGTAATGGAACAGAGTTTACTATGAGATTACGCTTTGATGACCCTAATGTACCAGCTAACTATATTGATATCTTTTTATCAGGAGCTAAGTATGATACTGACTCGTTAGGTATCGAAGCTGATGGAGAAACAGACTACGAGTTAGATGTTTTATTCAAGACAATTTCAGTAGTATGTGGCTCTAAAGATGTATCTGACTTAACAGTATAAAACTCGGGAGGCTTCGGCCTCTCTTAATACCAAAACTCGAAAGGTGGAAACTATAATGGCTAAACAACAATTCCCATGGTTAAACAAACAGGAGACTTTCACAGAGGACGTTCGAGGAGTACGAGTTACTTACAAGAAACCTTCATTTGGAGCACAACGCCGTATCCAAGGTGAAGTTACAAAGGTAGACTCTAAGAGTGGTAAAGTCGACATTGACGCTTCTCTAATGATGCTAGCTCTTACAGTCGAATCTATTGTGGACTGGGACTTTACAGATGAGAACGAAAATAAGTTGCCTATCGAGATCCACACTTTCGATGAGGTATTCGATCCAGAGTTTTCTGCTGAGATTGTCAAGGTAGTTACTGACAAGGTAGCTGGAGATGTATCTGATAAGAAAAAAAAGAAATAGATATCCAAATGAAATCTCTAGTGGGAGGCAAGTCTGTTAAAGGAATTCTCCCCGAAATAGAGATGTACGAGCTCTGTACTTTGCTACATAAAACACCTTCTGAGATTAAAGCTGAGTCGTACGAAGACATAACAGCACTCTTACTAGTTCATAACGCTAAGAACTTCTATGAGTCAGAAGCTCAGAAGAAAGGTGACAAGAAGCAGGCTCGTAAGGATGTAGCTAACAAGTTCCGCTAGGAGGTGAGAACTATCGCTTCAGTTATAGATATTATTATCGAGGCTCAAGACAGAGCTAGTAATACCTTCAGGCAAACCTCGGCAGAGGCTAAGAAGATGGCGGCTATCATAGGATTAATCACTATAGCAGCAGCCGGAATGACTCCAGCTCTGTTAGGTGGCCTAGGAGCCATTGCTTCATTGTTTGGTACTGCTGGGATAGCAGCTGCAGGATTTGGAGCCTTAGCGTTCTCAACCTTTGTGAAGACCACCGAGAAGGCGAATGACCTTGAGCAGGCACACCTCAAGGCGAATGCAGCCCTCATTGCAGGTGACACAAAGGGATATGCTAAGGCAATGGCTATGGTGCAGGCTATTATGGAGAGTATGACTGAGGAGGAACGTCAGGCAGTAGTTGCTATTAATGAACTCAAAGACGCCTGGCGAGAGATGGAAGACAAGATGACTCCGACTAACTTGAGGTTAATCGCTGAGACAACTGACTTCCTCCGCAATACTATGACGAGATTATTCCCTTCCTTCCAAGGAGTTGGGGAATCCTTCGTAGGTATGATGAAGTGGATGAACCAAGCTATTGAGCAAGGAAAAGCTGACAAGTTCTTCGATCACATGAATACTAATGCGGTTCCGATGTTCGAAAAGGTAATGAAGTCTGCTGGGAATATTCTAAGTGGGTTTGGTGGAATCATGGTAGCTTTCACCCCACTAGGAATGCAGTTGGGAGATGGCATGGTAGACCTAACTAAGAAGTTCGCTGACTGGGCTTGGGGTCTACAGAGTAACCCTGCATTCCAAGATTTCGTCAAGCAGGTTCAAGAGAGTACGCCAATCATTATGGACTTCATAGGACAGATTGTTCTTACTCTGTGGGATTTAGTTCAAGGGCTTTATCCTGTCTCGCTTCAGATCATTAAGATGACTACTGAGTTTCTAGAGTGGGCTAGAGAGTCAGGAGCCTTAGATATGGTTCTTAAAATTGTCAACGATACAGTTAAGTTCTTTCTAGACAATCTAGACTTACTATCTCCTATTCTTGCTGGAGTTGTTGCTGGCGTACTGGCTGCTAATATAGCTTTTAAGGCTATGATGATCATCAGTACAATCGCTAAAGGATTACAGCTACTTGCTACTATGATGGGATTAGCGAGAACGGCAACTTTGTTAGGTACTGCTTCACAGTGGGCTTTAAATGCTGCTATGTGGGCTAACCCTATAGGTATTGTTATTGGCCTTATTGTAGGCTTAATTGCTGTAGGTGTCCTCCTATATAAAAACTGGGATGAGATAGCAGCATGGTGTAAACAATTTTGGAACGTTCTTGTTACCTACTGGGATTACGGAACGAAGGAAATAGAGAAGGCCTACGATGACATGATTGCTGGAGCTAAAAAGTGGTGGTCTGAGACTAAGCAAAAATGGAATCAAACAGTTGACGACGCCAAAGCAAAAGCTCAAGAGATGTACGATAGAGTAACAGCTAAATACGAAGAGCTTAAGAGAGAGGCTGTACAGAAGATTTACAACTTAGTAGTAGATGCAGCTAAAAAGTGGGATCAGATGAAAACTGATGCTTCTAACAAAGTTGAAGAGATGAAACAGAAAACTATCCAGAAATACGAGCAGATGAAAGCTGATGCAGTCAACAAGCTAAACCAAATGGTTAATGATGCTAAGGATAAATTCAATAACATTGTTAGAGCTGCTGAGGAGAAAGTAGATGCTATGGGTAGAGCTGCTGTCAACATGATGAACGGTTTCAAGGAAGGGATTTCTCAAGGGTTTAGCTACGTAACTAGCTCAGTGAGAAACGGAGTATACAGTATGATTAATCAGTTTACAGGGTTCTTTACTACATTTTATAACTCTGGCAAGGGACTACTTAGCTCGTTCGTAAATGGTATAACATCAGGCTTTGGAGACGCCGCTAGAGCTGTATCTAGTGGAATGAAAAACATCCGAGCTTACTTGCCGTTCTCCCCAGCCAAGAAAGGTCCACTTAGCGACCTAGACAAATCAGGTGAAGCGTTCTTCCCTACTTGGTACGAGGCAGCATTAACTCAGGTGTCAGCTATGGAGAGATCCATTGGAGGTGCCTTCTCTGGAGTCGCGGACACAGCAAGTGTAGCCCTAGCAGGCACAGGCTTGGAGGCGTTCACTGGAGGCAGAACAAGTGTGACAGTCAACCATGTAGTCAAAGTAGACGGCACTGTAGGACTTGACTCTAAAGGCATCGAGGAGTTCGAGGATAGAGTGACTCAACAGGTAGTTAACACATCAGGTGGTGGCTACGGAGGAATGGACTACTCGGGTTTACAGCAATCAATTAGAAAATACTGAGGAGGTTAACCATGGCAGGAACACCAACAGTAACAACTATAACAATGTCTAACGGGAATGCTGTGGTGAACTTCACCTACTCAGGTGGAGCCTCCACAGATATTCTTTACCTAGAGAGAGCTAACAGTTTTGCAACTACCGGTGAGCAAAAAGTAGTAAGGCGTGTAACTAGAGGAAGTCTAACAAGTATTACCGACTACACGATTTCCAACTCAGGGGCTCGATATTGGTACCGCATTAGATCTACCAACTCAGATGGAACTGGAACAATCTACAGTGATTATGTCTCGGTAGACACTGTGTGTCAGAACATAGTAACACTAGCTCCATATGATTCTCCTGCGACAACAACCAACTTAGACGTTGTCCAATCGAGGAGTGGCAAGAAAGGTAGAGAAACGCAACTTATGGAGTTTGCTGGCAGGAAAAGACCTGTCTCAGAAGTAGGAATGATGAGGAGTCAGACGGTTAGTTTGGCTTGGTGGGTTGAAACAACTCAGGAGGTTTACAACATAGAGAAACTCCTCCTCGATAATGATTTCTGGTTTAGAGATAACTACGGAAGGAGCTTCCATGGTTCGTGTGCTGATGTAGATGTATCAGACTATATCGGAGGATATAACATGAGTGCAACACTGACAGAGATTGACGGTGAAGGTATTAACTAGAAAGGAGTTGTCACTATGGTGTCACGAGCGAGGTTTAACGAAGGTACTAGGGAGGTATCCTTTAGGTACGATATCCTAGACAAAAACAATGTCAAAAAAGGTGAAGCTAGTAATATCGCTGAGGGGAAGATCTCTTTTAATGCCAATGCGAGTATCCATAGGACAGCTACTTTTAGGCTCAGAGAGGAAGCGCCACCTCCAGAAAGTGTAAATGTCACGGCAGGTAACACCTATACAACTCTTAATTTCCCTGTTAGTGGATGGTCTACTGATAACTGGATAGGTACGAATACTGGGCAGTTGTTACCTCAGTCAGGAGCAAACTACACTGGCTTAAACGCAGAGTTTACTGGTGAGATAAAGGCTGTACCTCAAGGTACAATCCGAGAGAAATGGAAAGTATTTAAACCGAATGCGCTAACTGGTATAACGTACACGGCAAGCGATGGCAACGGAGCTTATGGGAACTCGCAGACTATAAGCAAGACAAACACGACGTATGGACAAGCTGGGATCATCTCAGAGTTCGGAACCTATACTACTACGCCTAAATCGGTTAACTTTTGTTTTTGTTACAAACTAGAGATAGGCGGTTCAGTTTCATCTAATAAGCCTTTTGTCTGGTGTGTGCCTAGTAACATGGCTAATGAGGGTAACGACTGGGCAGGTAACATTAGAATACTCGATAACCAAATAACTACTAAGCCACTCGGAAACAACTGGTACTTCTGTGAAGGGTATTACAATGTAGATTATATAACAAACCCTGATCCATTTGTTATCTGGACAATTGCTGCAGGATACGAGACGGCAGCAACTTTCAAGATACAAATTAGTAATTTCTATATAAACGACTCAGGTATAGCTAAGAGGTTTAACAACTCGGGATCAACGGTCTCTCAAGTGTTCGACATATCGTACAACAAGGTAGTTGATGGATTCAACCCTACATTTCAAAAAGCAAGGCTCTACTTCGATACGATCTACGCTAGATACAACTCCTCGCAAGTTAACCGTCCATTAAATAATTTGTATTACCAAACGAGTACGGACGGAGGAACTACCTGGTCAGCCTACACGCTAGCAACTAGCGGATCTAACATATCGACCATCTCTGGGGGCACTAGCTCCAATAACCTCAAGATGAGACTCAAGTGGGAATTCGATAGGGTATCCATGGGAGATAAGACTCCTCGCTTCGGAGACTTACGCATAGATGTCAATTACAACGCTAAAGGGAAGAACCCCCTGACAGACAGTATTGATTACCGAGTAGACAGGATTAGGCCCTATATGATCTACAAAGATGGCGCATCAACTGTAGAAAGGTCTCTAGGGATATTTCTACTAAACTCACCTAAGAGGAAGGACAAAGGATCTAGAGTCTACAGGGAGATAGAAGCCTACGATCAGTTGTCTATCTTGGCAGATGCTAAAGTGATACACGCTTTCCAGACAACCTCTAATGGAGGAAAGAAAGTCACTGAGTTGATTACCGAGATCCTAACAGGAACAGACACAACGATACCTGTTAAGTTTGGATACAGCTTCCCATCAGCATTTGTCAACATAAGCAATAGCACTAACGTTTACCTAGATAGAACATTGAGCTTCAATGTAGGAGATACTTGGTTGAATGTTATCAATGCTATGCTCATGTTTATTAACTATACGCCACTCTACGTAGACGGAAACGGAGTATTGAGAGCGGAACCTTACAAGGCACCAGCAGACAAACCTACGAGTCACACATATATCGACGATGAACTCTCGATTATCTACAAAGAAGCCGAGGAGGAGTTTGATATACATGATGTACCTAACGTGTTTGTTGTAACCCAACAGGCTGACTCTGAAGGTGAACGAATGTACAGCAGGATGTTTAATACCAATGAAGGCAGCCTATCGAGCACTGTCAATGTAGGCCGCTACATTGTTGACTATAGAGAGGTAGACCAAATAGCTAACCAAGGTGTACTAGATACGTACGTTGCGAGGATAGCTAACGAGGCCAGTCAGGCATACGGAAAAGTTGTCTTTAGGACTGCTCTTATGCCATCTCATGAGTACATGAACAACATCCAATTGAGATATCAAAACTTAAGGATAGACGATACCTACACAGAGACAGACTGGTCGATGGACTTAAAAGTAGGAGGACAAATGGAGCACCGAGTGAGGAAGGTGGTTAGAATATGATCGACCAAAGGAGACAGCAAGATGACTTTATCGCTTCCGTGTTGGCTAAAGCTCAGGAGGGTGCCAGTAGTAGCCCTCTCCTCGTGGGGAGGACGAATTCTACAGTCTCTGTTAACACTACTAGCATTCCGGTTGACTTTGATTACTATTCGGCTACCACCTCTATAATTATATGCAAACTACTAGAAGACTCTAGAGACAGATTAATAGGGAGACCTGTTGGACAGAAAGTTCTAGTGGGAAAGATTGGTAGCTTCTATGTGATCATCGGAGTCATAGCTTAGGAGGTGAACTGATGGGATTAAAGGAAATCACCGAGTTGGTCAAAACAGAGTATGTCTTCGGAGTTCTTTTCATCTTAGGTTTGGTCTACATAGGTAAATACGTTAGAGAAGTTCTAACGAGCCAAGCACAGGACAATAAGAACTTCGAGGCTAAAGTGGTAGATATCTATGAGACTCAACTCAGTAAGTCATACGAGCGAGAAGAGAAACTAATGGATCACCAAAAAGAAATGACGAGGCAGCTAGAGGGGATTAGCGCTACACAATCAAGGTTTGCTACCTCGCTAGACAAACTAGAGCAACGCACAGAGGATAACTTTAGAGCGCTCTGGCAAGAAATACAAAAATAAACTGAGGAGGATACTATATGGCAGAAATTCAATTCAACATTAACATGGACTTGGTAGACAAATATGTGCCTGCCGAGGACATTACAATCCCTCAAGAGGACAACCTGTCAGTCAAGTTCACCTACTCGATATTCAACAGAGAGGTAGCTGAAGACTTAACAGGTGCTACCGATATTGTCGTCTCATTTGTTAAGCCTGACGGTCATATTGTCCTCCAGAGTAATGGCACACTTGAGTTACCTAACAAGGTCAACATCGTAGCGAACGCACAAGCTTTCACCTACGTAGGCAAGGTCTACATGCAGGTTCAATACAAGAAGGGTACTACTACGTTTAACACGAGGCAGGCATTCTTCTGGGTAGAAAGAAGTAATACGAGCTGTCAGACGGTTGCTAGTGCAGACTTTGCTCCCTACCTAGATAATGTAGTTGCTACTGGTGAGATGCTCGATGGGTTAGACCTACAGGCTCTCATTGATAGCAAGCAGACTGCTGAGGGTGCTCAGGCAGATGTCAATGGAATCAAACCTAGAGTCGTAGCTCTAGAGGTTGATGTTGCTTCTTTGAAGACTCGTATGACTACGGCTGAAGGGACTATATCTACACAGGGCGCTCGTATCGTTGCCCTAGAGAATAGTCAAGGTAGCTTTAATACTCGCATAACAAACGTTGAGACAAAGAACTCTCAACAGGATACTAGGTTGACAAACTTAGAGACAGAGCAAGCTACGCAGGGATCTAAACTGAACGCTGTAGAGACAAAGAACTCTCAACAAGATACACGCTTAACAGACTTAGAGTTATTCCAATCAACTACCACTTCTAAGGATGTCGAGCAAGACAATAGACTAACATCTATTGAGACAAAGAATACTAGTCAAGATTCTTCTATCTCAGCTATCGAAATGAAGAACACTGAGCAGGACGCTCGACTATTATCACTAGAACAATCACAACCAGACCTAACTCCTATAAACACGAGAATTACTAGTGTGGAGAATAAGAATGCCGCACAGGATAACCGACTAGGCGACTTAGAGACAGCCAAAGCAGCAAATGACACTAAGAATGCCACTCAGGATTCTCGCTTGACTTCTCTAGAGAACGATGCTAGTTTGTTAGCTTCTACAGTAGCAAATAATAAGACTACACAGGATACAGTCAACACAAATTTAAATAATTCTATCTCAGGGGTATCCGCACGAGTTACAGCTACTGAGACAAAGAACTCCCAACAGGATACTCGCTTGGATGCTGCAGAGTCCAAGAATACCAGTCAGGACGCTAAGATTGCATCCCTGGAGGGAGCTAACTCAGTTGTCATTTCAGACATAAACGCTTTAGAGACATTGACTGGTGAGCACGAAAGTCGTTTAGATACAAACGATACAAAGAACGCCTCTCAGGATTCCCTCATAGCTTCAAACGCTTCAGCAATCTCCTCGCTGAATACTACAGTCAATAACAACCAAACAGGTATGAACACACGAGTAACGACTCTAGAGACAGCCAAAGCGGCAAATGACACTAAGAATACTCAACAGGATACTAGGTTGACAAACTTAGAGGCAGAACATGTTACACAAAATACTAGGTTGAACGCTATCGAGGCAAAGAATACTGTACAGGATAACGATATAGATGCGCTTAAGGTTGCCAACAAAGGGCTACATGGAATGAACAAGTTGTTTGCTAAATTGGATAACGGAGAAACTGGAACGATAATCTTCTTAGGAGACAGTACAACAGAGAATAACTCCTACTCAACTGTAAACCACGTTCACAGAGTTAGGTCTATGCTGGAAGCTAAATATGGCTCTAAAGCAGTCGTACTCAATAAAGGTATCGGTGGCAATAAAAGTACTGATGGAGTAGCGAGATTCTTTAAAGACGTTGTTAATTTGAACCCTGATGCAATTGTAATTTGTTTTGGTATCAACGATAGCTCAGTAGACCCTCGTATCCCGATAGCTGTCTCTAAGCAAGCCAACAGAGATATGATTGAATCTGCATTGACTTACTGTGGTAACAAGACAGATATCTTGTTTAGGACGATGAATATGCCTCGTAACTTTGCTAATCCAGCTATTCCATACTTCGAAGAATACAATGAGATGGTAATGAGCTTGTGTAATGAATACGGTGTAGCCTACGCAGATTACTACTCTTACATGAAGTCTCTAGGGTTCGACCAGACAACTATTATGCCTTACTTTGCTGACTCCATTCACCCTAATGATTTAGGACAAGAGTTAATCTTCAACTTTATCAAACAATTTATCGTCAAGTCTGATAAGCAGTTTACTAACAAGAATGAATTCCAGGCATACAAGATTGATGGGTCTAACGTATCAAAATCTGGGACGGTGGTACTTAGAAGTGGCACTGGAGACCCAAACCTTCTAAACGCTCCGTCCCAAGAGTGGTATGACAATCAGAAGACCGTCTCATATGTATCTTATGACTTTATAGGATCAGAGGTAGGATTCTACTACTTAGATGTTAACTGGGCTAGCGCTTTAAAGGTATCTATAGATGGAACAGAGGTTGCAAATATCTCTCAGCCAAATACTACTTTGAATTTCTCAAAGAGGTATGTAGTTAGTGGATTAACAGATAGTGCTCATACGCTTAGAGTTGACTTTCTTGAGGCTAACAAAACCGCTTACCTAAGTGGGTTCCATTATAAGTCCAAGAAAGAATATCCTACTAGAGTAGGCAATGTTGAGACTAAGAATACTCAACAGGATAACCGATTGACAACTCTGGAGACGAGTACTACTAACCTAGGAAATCAAAAAGTTAACAAATCAGGAGATACTCTAACAGGAAATTTGACATTTGAGAACACTACAGTTCAAAGGAGAATGTCTTGGCAGGGTAATACTCTTAATGCTGGATTTAATGGATTTGATGGTGCGATACCTAACTTTTCAATGGTTGATTTTTCAACTAACCAAGCTATATGGTCTTATCAGCCAACTAATAATGCGCTGGTTTTTAAAGGAGACCTTTTAGTCCCATGGGTTAAGAATACGTCAGATGGTCAAGCTAACTTAAATCTAACAGCCAATGCATCAACTATAGATGGAAGCTTTCCTCCAGTAGCAACTAGGAGAGGAAACACAGTAACAGTTAGATTAGCTATCATGAGAACTAGTGCTAACGGAACAGATGCTCTGACTACTATCCCATCTCCATATAGACCAATAACAGCAGTTGCTCAAAGTTGCCTAACAGTTGACGGAACAGCACATGCTCAACTGGTAATCGGTACAGATGGAATCGTCCAAATTAGAGGGTCTAATGCACAAAATAAAGGGACATTCGTTACGGTTACTTATGTAGTTGACTAAAGAGGAGGGTTGTATGATGTTATATTTTGGATATTGTTATGACGAAGAAGGAGAATTCACCGAGATGATACCTCTAGAGAATGTCTACAATGAAGTGGCTGGAGAGGAAACTCCTCTCCTTCCTCCTATGTGTACTTTACAGCAACCTCCAGATGGGATCTATTATCCTATATGGACGGGAACCAAGTGGAAGAAAACCGTAGAGAACTTGCCACCTCAACCAGAGCCAATTCCTACAGAGATAGAGGCTATTAAGAGTGAAATAGAAATAATCAAGCAAGAATTAGAGTCTATTAAGAATAAACCTATAGAAGGGACTGTTGAGTAATGCAAATCAAAACAGATTACCTCGTAACATCACCTAAGAGGTGGGAACAATTAGCTCCCTACTCGATGAACCCTACAGAAATTACCTTCCACAACACCTACAATGACGCCTCTGCTTTGAATGAAGTCAAGAATGTATACAACAACTCCACAGGTACAAGCTTCCACACAGCCGTAGACGACAAGGAAGTCCAGCAAGTTATTCCGTTTGATCGCAACGCTTGGCACTCTGGAGACGGTGGCTCTGGAGCTGGTAACCGCAAGAGTATCGGCGTAGAGATTTGTTACTCCATGAGTGGTGGCCCTCGATATCGTGCTGCTGAGTTAAACGCTATTGACCACATTAGCGATCTCATGGTGAAGTTCAATATTCCTATCTCTAGAGTTAAGACTCACCAAGAGCGTAACGGTAAGTATTGTCCTCACAGGATGCTCGATGAGGGACGTGTAGACTGGTTTAAGAACGAATGCAATAAAGCCTACAAGGCTAAACTAGGTGGCTCTAAACAAGAATCTGGAAAGGTGGAGATCATTGTGAATGAATTAAACAAAGTAGTAACGTATCAGTTTGGTATCGCTCTAGCGAAAGATATTTGCGAAGTATTAAACGGATTAGGTTATCCTTCACAGTTACGTTTCACAGGTACTGATGGTCTAGTTCATGTAGAGACAGCAAACGTTCAAGGTAACCTGCTAGACAAGTTCACAGCTCAGATGGATGCTCGTGGGATCAAATACTTCTACACGAAGTCTAACTCTCCTTGGCAGTTCTAATAATATTACCTAGGTCATAACTAATCCATAAGTCCTTGCGAGGCAGGCCAAAATACAAATGAGAGGATAGATAGGTATGAATAAGAAGAAGGCTATCAAGTTAGCTTACGTGTTAGTCCCTGTAGTCGGCGTTCTCCTAGGAGGCGCTTTAGCACCTGAGCAGGTTGATTCTATCATGAAAATACTAACAGATATCATCACAGTATTCGCACAGTAACACCTAAGGAGATGGCTTACGAGCTGTCTCCTTTTTCTTGTTTACAGGTTAAACTTTCCAGTGTATAATAAGAACAAGCGTTCCTATAAAGTATGACTCAAGTAATTTCCTTAAACTAGTTGACTAGTATTACCAAATGTTATAAGATATTACCAAGGCATGAATTATCAGCCAAAAGGGGGAGTTCCTGTGGAGGAAAAGTTAGATAAGTTTGACGAGAAAGTAAATGCAGAGGTGTTAAAACTAATTAGTTCTCTCGGATTCAAGACAAGTGAGAACGCATCTCTGGAGGAGGAGCTCGAACTCAGTAGGGAAATGGGTGCGCAAGGGTACGCACTCAACATTGAAGGTGACACTAGCGAGGGGAAATACGTAGTCACTATTCAGTTAACAAGAAAGTTAGAACTTATTTTATAAAAGGTATTGACCCCATGGTATGACCATGGTACTATAGAGATAAGCCAGTTAGGACAAGCTATCTGGCTTTTATAACACCTAGTAATCATACCTAGGTCATACCAAGCTAACTAGATCACCTGCCAAGCCGAACAACCAATTAAAACGAAAAGGGGTAGATTAAATGGCTAATCAAGGATGGGATTCAATTGGAACTACAGAGGAAGTAACTACACAGGCGCCAACTCAACAGGAAGACAAATTAGATTTCTTATCAACTCCAGAAGGGAAAACAAAGATTCGAGTTATGGACGAAGCTCCTTACTTCTACCAAGGTTACTGGGCTCCGTTAGGGAATGGAGCTAAGAGTGGTAACGGAAATGGCACGTTCATCCCTTACAAAGGTAAAGGAAAAGACTTGCTAGAGAAAGCAAACTATGAGCATATGGACAAAGTGTTCAAGCAAGCAGATGCTAAAGGGTTAGCTAAAGGAAGTAAAGAACGAAAAGAGTTCACCAAAGCAGGGTATGCTAGCCAGCCTTACGGAAAACTAAAGAGTAAGTATATCATTCACGTAATTGATCGTGCTGACGGACAGCTTAAGCTATTAGATGCAGGCCCAGGAGTATTCGAAGAGTTAAAGAAATTACATGCCGACGAGGAGTATGGTGACCTTAGAGAATACGATGTGACAATCACCCGAGAAGGTACTGGATGGAGCGACACTAAATACTCAGTAACACCATCTCGTAGTAATACCCCTAGAACTCCTGAAGAGATCGAAAACTATGAGGAGAAAAAGATTGACCGAGCAGAATTAAAAAGTGGTGCTAACCTAACTCCTGAGCAGTGCTTATTCATCGCTCAAGGCGGTCTATGGAGTGAGGTAAACAACGTAGGACAAGCTACAGAGGAGATTGGACATCCAGATGGTCCACAAGAAGGAGATACTCAAAAAGAGGGTGTAACTGTAGAGGTTAGTATTCCTGACGAGGACGGAGTTACTACAGTGATTACTTCTAAAGAGGGAGCGTTATCTGATGAAGAGCTCGAACGAGTACTTGCAGAAGGATTCTAAGATTCCTCCTCACATGGTTGCTTGGCTGTCTGCTGAAGGGTGGACAGCTGAGGAGCTTTCCTTTGTGGAACAACACCCAGAAGTAAATTATATCAACGAGAATGGACAATACGAGGATACCCATGAGAAAGCAAAAAGGCTAATGAAGATACACGCTAGACAGGAAGCACAAAAGGGGGAGCGAGCACGTGAGTACGACTCAAAAAATAACTACCAAGGAAAGGATTCACCGGAGTGGTTCCGAGCGAGCATTGATAGGGATCTGTTTAAATAAACCCGATCAGCTTATCCTCGCTAGTGGCTCAGGGTTAAAGCCGGAACACTTTGCAGTAGATGCTCACAAGTATATCTACATGGCTATGTCCTACCTTGTAGAGCAAGGCAACGAGCCAGACCCAATTAGTATTACTAACGTGTTTACTGACGAGAAGGCTAACAAGGCTATCGAGGAGATGGGTGGCATTACCTACCTAGAGTCAGCTAAGTTGACACCCTACCTAGGAAACACTCAGATGTTTATCGACCAGATAAAGCAAGCAGCAGCTCGCAGAGATATATACGATAAGGCTGAAGCTGTAAAGAAACGTATGGAGAAGGATGCTGACTCTGGGGTAAACGAAGTGATTAGTGCCGTGGAGAGTGACTTTAGGGATATTTCTATAGAGTATCAGGTCTCTACAGGGGTTACCAAGCTAGGTACAGACACGGCGGACCGACTCAAACAGAGATTGATGACTCCTATGGATGTCATTGGGTTAAAGACTGGGTGGAAACTGTTTGACTTAGCCACTCTAGGATTGATTGACGGAGAGTTAACTATCGTGGGAGCTAGAAGTAAGGTCGGTAAGTCTACCGTTCTCCTAAACTGGTGCAACAAGATTTGTATACAAGACGGCGTTCCTACTCTGTATATAGATACTGAGATGTATTCATATGAGCAGGAAGATAAACTACTGAGTATTATCTCTGGAGTCCCTCATGAGGAGATCCGTACAGGACGCTTTGGGGTAGACACCGAGGCAGGAAAAGCAGTAGACAAGGTAGCATCTCTACAGGATGCTAACAGGGAATTAAAGGAGGCTCCGCTCTATCATGTATACCTACCTAACTTTACGGCTGAAAAGATTCGTGCTCTGGTTAGAAAGTACCAAGTGGAACATGGTGTCAAGCTCGTGGTATTCGACTACATCAAGCTACCTAGCTCAGATAGTAATCTAGGAGACAAAGAGTTCCAAGCCCTAGGCTATCTCACGAGTGCGCTTAAAGACATTGCTGGTGAGTTAAAGGTACCGATTATCTCAGCAGTACAGCTAAATAGATCGGCTGTAGGGAAAGACGATATGGATGAGAGTATGATAGCTGGCTCCGATAGAATCCTATTCTTGGCTAACCGAGTGTGTATGCTTAGGAAGTCAACTGAAGAGGAGTACGCTATGACAGGTTGTTCTAGACATTTCAAGATTATAGCTCAGAGGATGGGACAGGAGCTTGACTGGACACCTATCAAGGCAGACTCTAAAAATTGGCGAATGGAGATGATCTAATGAAACTAACTATTGCGGTTTTAGGCTTCTTATTGTTAATTACCTATCAGGTTATTCTTGGTTATGATTTTAATTGGTATTCTTACGCTCTGGGAGTGTATGTAATATTAGCAAGCTCATGGGTTATTGCTAAGGAGGAATCTAAATGATGACACCTTTCATGATATACTTACTAGTCGGCGCTCTCTGGGCAGGACTCTGCAAGTGGTCTGGTGGGATAGACAAGCAGCTAGAGGAACAAGGAGCTAACTCTCTACGTAACCAACTTGGTATTACCGTGGTCATAATTCTAATGTGGGCACCTATCTTGGTTATCTGGGGATTAGAAAAACGCAAGGGGGAATAGCTGGTGAAGGGTATCGTTAAGCAAGACTTAATTAAAATCATCCAAGATAACTGGAAAGATGACCAAGTTATCCTCGAAGGAGACGATAAACTCCGGAGGATGTGGAAGCAGTTTGGAGAGAACTACTTCATAGAAAACAACCAATGGACACACTTTCCTAAGGAGGAAGACAAGTGAGTATCGTAGAGAAACTAACTAAGAGTATGGATGTACGAGCCGTCCTCGAGGAGTTAAACTTCAGCAACATCAAGTCAGCCGGCTCTGAGATAAAGGCCTGTTGCAATATACACGGTGGTAATAATCCTACAGCTTTCACAATCAATAGCCGCACGGGAATCTTCTACTGCCATACAGGTTGTCAATCAGGTGGAGACATCTTTGATGTAATCATGCAGATAGAGGAGATCGGATTCAAGCAAGCCGTTATCTGGCTAGCCAACCTACAAGGTATAACCAACATAGACTGGAACACCGAGGAGATCGACGAGAACTACTTCCGAGACGAAGCTAAGAGGTTCATCGAACTCATGATGAAGAAAGCTAACAAGAAAGAGTTACCGATCTGGGAACCTCGAGGGATGACTTTCGAGCCGATCTCCGAGTACCGTAATTACTCCAAGGAGACTATCGAGCATTTTGGCTTTCAGCTTTGCACAGGAGGTGACTTAGAAGACCGCATATACATTCCTATGGAGGATGTTGATGGGAGGCAAGTAGGCGCCACAGGGAGGGCTACAAAGGATACTCAGGAGAGTAAGTTCTTCCACAGACCACGATCTCTCAATACAGGATATTTTCTAACGGGGTTAGGACGCAACTTAGAGTACATCAGGGAGGCAGGCAATGTAGTAAGAATCGTGGAGGGTATATTCGATTGTGCTAGATGGTGGGATAGCGGATACAAAAATGTTTGTGCTCCTATAGGGTTGTTCTTCACAAACGAGCATATAGACCAACTATTCAGAGCTGGAGTAACAGTCATCTTACTAGGATTCGATGGGGATAAGGCCGGAAGGAACGGCGTTAGAAAGGCTATCAAGAAAGCTATGTGGAAATTTGAGATATACGTGTTAGATTACCCAGAGGGTAAGGACGCTGACGACTGCACTCCAGAGGAGCTGTCTCGGGTGGATGCAAACAAGATGACTGTTTGGGAATGGCTAGATAAGTATGGCGCAGACATTGAGAAATAAAGCTTTACTTGTTGGTATGACCATGGTAATATTAAACTAATAAATCATACGGAGGTAATACTATGAAGTGTCAAGCTGTAGAGGGAAATAAAGATTGCACAGAGGAAGCAACTCATGTAGGTACAGTTCTTACTATGAACGATGGGTTAATTGAGGTGCTAGCCTGCGAAAAACATGCTAACCGTAAAGGATTCTTCGGAGAAAAACTAAAGGAGGAGGCCATCTCATGAGAATCAACCACGAACACGAAGAGATTAAAGACAAAGCAGAGTCGATGCACTACGAAGGTTATGACTCAGATCATATCTTCAGCGTTCTCCTAGAAGAGTATGATGTCACAGAGGACGAGCTATCAGAGTTAATCATCGAGGTTGAGCACCGAGTAAATGATGTGCCTAACGATGGATACATTATCGAAGAGCCAAATCCATATGAGAGTTGCTAAGGAGGATAAGCTATGAAGAACACAGTCATATTAGAATCCGTACTCAACAAGCATAAACGAATGGAGGAGGCTCCTAAGTATGATTTTTCTTACAAGAACCCACACATATTAGCAGCCCTCTATTATGTAGAAGGATTGAGCACTACTCAAATGGCTGAGCACCTTTCTTGCCATAAGCGTACAATCAGACGCTACATGAACTACTTCGCTATGCCAAGGTTTACAAAACACTTCAGCCAGCTCGTGAGACATCACGGAATAGCAGGAGCTAGACAGATACAAGACCCAGAGTTCAACTCGATAGGAGCGTGGAACGATTGAGACAAAAACTAATTAACCTAATAGACAAGTACGAGAGGAAATTAGCTTTACCTGTAGATAATGCTACCCGTCAGTATTACCAGGGTAAGATTAACGCTTACGAGCACACACTAATCCTACTAGAAGCGAACGGAGGAGGCAGCTGATGGACAAGTTTACTACGAGGTCGCTGACTATCGAGGTACTCGAAGACATAACGGCTCACAGTGTTTACATCGTAAGAGTTAACGGTAAAGAACAGCCTATGGGGTACAACATGTTTAGATTTCTAAAAGAGAATGCTAAGGAGGAAAACTGATGAGACCAACACGCCTACAGAGAATTATCGCTACTGTGCAATATATATTAACCTACCAATCTGGGACTTGCGAGGACGACATTGTAGACCAAGTTAGAGAGCTACTGTCTCACGAGGAAATCGAGTACAGAGCATACACGATAGACGATGACAATTGGATAATCGAAACAGGCTGCCACCTTCTCAACTAAACACCTGAGGAGGTATTTTTTTTACCTAAAAGCTTTACTTTATGGTATGACCATGGTATGATTTACTTAAGAGTTAAACAAGGGGGAATAACCATGACAGACCAACTTACAGTATTAGATTGGAATCAGATTCATACTCACAGTTGTGCAAGCAAGCGAGACGCTCTCTCCAAAGTCAGCGATCTCGTTAGTGAAGCTAAACGGTTAGGCCAGCGAGCAATCGCCGTGACAGACCATGGTGTTCTCCATGCAGTCCCTGAGCTGTTCAGAGAGTGTCGCAAGCAAGGCATAAAGCCAATAGCAGCTATGGAGGGGTACTTATGTGAGGACGTAAACGACCCAGACTGCAAGACTAACTATCACCAACTCCTCATAGCCATCAACGAGACAGGCTGGAAGAACCTTATGAGACTAAGCTCGGAAGCATACACTCACTTCCACAATAGACCTCGATTCGACTGGGCTATGATGGAAAAATACTCAGAGGGAATAATTGCTACGAGCAGTTGTCTAAGTGGGGTGATACCTAAGGCAATCCTAGAGGGAGACAGCTCAAAAGTAAGAGAGTTGTATCACCGATATAGAAACATCTACGGAGACCGATTCTATTTAGAAATACAACCGACTCCTATTCCAGAACAACTAATAGTAAACAAGAAACTTGTAGAGTTAGCAGAACTATCAGGATGTCCTCTAGTAGCCACCGGAGACGTACACTATGCGAAACAAGAAGACTACCTAGCACATCAAGGAGTCCTAGCTCTAGGGTGGGCCAAGAAGTTAAAGCATCCAGATGAGCCTGCGTATCCTTGCGAGGAACACTATTGGATGAAACCTGGGGAGTTAATCCTCGAGGAATTCGTGTCTCAGGGGTTTGACCGAGAGACAATCATTACAGCTATAAACAACACAGGGGTAATCGTTGACCGTGTAGACTTCGATCTAAAGAAGGAAAAGGATTTGCTGCCGGAGTTTCCGCTCCCAGAGGGCGTGACTGATAAGAACAAGTACATCGGAGAGTTAGTCAAAGAGGGAATGATGAGAAAGTACAAGCCAGTGACTAAAGAGGTTGTAGATCGTATCAAGTTTGAACTAAGTGTAATTAAGGAGAAAGGATATGTAGATTACTTCCTCGTAGTAGCTGATGCTATCAAGTGGGGCAAGGAGAACGACATCATCTTTGCACCGGGCCGTGGCTCTGGGGCCAGCTCAGTAGTTGCTTACTGTTTAGATATCACAGAGGTAGATCCTATTGAGTATGGACTATACTTTGAGCGCTTCCTAGATATCACTCGATTTAAGATGCCTGACATAGACACAGACGTTGAGGATGTACGCCGTTACGAGTTAATCAACTACCTCCGTGGAAAGTATGGATTAGAGATGGTAAGTCAGATAGCCAATTACGGACGCATGACGGCTAGACTTGCTTTCAAGAATGCTTGCATGGTTTACGACATTCCTTTCAAAGAAGCTAAGAGAATTACTGAGTTAGTTGATGGCTCACCGAATATGACTATCGAGAAAGCTCGCTTATTAAACCAAGAGTTAGTTTACTTTATGGATACCTGCTCAGATAAATTCAAACAGAAAGACAACGATGCTTTTGTGTCAGCTCGTGAGATCAGCTGGATGGCTCAGAAGTTCGAAGGAGTAATGGACAAGCTAGGTAAACACGCAGGAGGCGTTCTCATCGCGAGTGAGCCTATCAAGAACTACTTTCCGACATATCTACCAGACCACAACGATAAAGACACTATCGTAGCTCAGTTTGATAAAGATGATTTGGAGGAGCTAGGAGGCACTAAGTTCGACTTCCTAGGGTTAAAGACTCTGAGAATGATAGGTCTAGCAGTCAAGTCTATCGAGGCAGAACACGGAGTTAAGATTGACCCTAACGAGATTATGCGGTCTCCTAAAGATCCTAAAGTCTACGAGCTTATCTCTACAGGTAAGACTCAGAATATGTTCCAGTTTGGTTCGTCTATGATGCAAGGTCTTTGCCAACGAGTAGCACCTACTCAGTTTATGGACATCGTAGCGATTACCTCCCTAGGCAGACCTGCAGCGTTGAACTCAGGAGACACTCAGAGATGGATAGATATCCGTAATGGACTATCTGAGGAGGTTTACAGCCATCCTGATGAGGTTCAAGTCACAGGAGAGACTAAAGGTATTATCGCCTTCCAAGAACATGTCATGAGGCTTGTAAACGTGTTTGCTGGATGGACACTTGGTAAGGGTGACTCACTGAGAAAGAAGTCTGTTGAGGAGTTAGAGGTTATGAGAGGCGAGTTTGTAGAGGATTGTGTGCTCAACAGAAATCCAATGCCAACTGAAAAGGCGATAAATACTTTCGTAGACCAGATGAACGAGCTTTGGGATAGAATCATTGCCTACTCAGGGTACGGTTTCAATAAGAGCCACGCAGTAGCCTACTCGATGATTACCTACATGACAGCATGGCTAGAGGTTTACTACCCAGCTAACTGGATAGCGGCAATAATGAGTACGAAAATGTCTGACAAGGAGACAATCGCTCAGGGCCTAGCAGATATCAAAGCTAACGGGTTTGATTTTAACCCGCCAGACATAAACAAGAGTGAGACAATCTTTACAGCTCACAACAATAAAATTACATTCCCACTCAGTGTAATCAACGGAGTAGGAGATAAAGCTGTTGAGTCAATCATGAAAGAGAGATCTAAGCAACCATTCACCTCCCTAGAAGACATCCTATCTCGCATACCTAAGAGACAGCTAAACGCTAAGGTCATGAAAGGATTAATCTTCGCAGGAGCCTTTGATAGTCTATACCCAGAGTTGGACAGACAAGCAATCTATGAGGATTATATGGTCATCAAAGGTGAATCTAAGAAGAAACTAGAAGAGGTCGCATCTCAAGAGTGGAACAATACGGTTAAAGCTAACTGGGAGAAGGACTTGCTAGGCGTGTACATCTCGGCACATCCCCTACAGAAGTATCACTTCCGGAACTGGCAGGAGTTTAGCGAGGGAGGACAAGCCCTAGTAGGCGGCATTATCACGAAGGTTAAGAGTTTCCTAGACAAGAAGAAGAACAAGATGGCCTTTGTCACACTAGACACCTACCAAGGACAACGTGAGATAGTCGTCTTCTCGAGTACGTACGCTAAGTTTGAAAGCTTGCTAGTAGTAGACTCAGTGGTAATGATCGATGGGAAGAAACAGAATGAGAGCTTGTTAGCTAATAAGATTAAACCTTTGGAGGTAAACTAAATGAGTTATCCTAAAAAATACATTTCATATTCTCAATTGTCAACATTCTTGCAGTGCCCACACAGTTACTATGAGACTTACATTCTAGGTCATCGTAGTGGAAACAGATACGTGGCACTAGGTAGTGTACTCCACAGTATCTTTGAGCACCAAGGGAGGCAACTAATTAACGATAACCCTTGGGAGAAAGATCGCTTACTCAAAATGTACAATCAGCTATTCTTCGACCTCGAGAAGGTACCTAAAGAGTACTTTGAATCAAAAGAAGAATATATTGAGTTTTATAAAAAAGGGGTTACAGCTATTGAGAATTACATGTCAGAGTATCAAAATAGTAAACCATTATTCATCGAGAAGAAGTTTGAAAGTGTACTTACAGAAGGAACGCCATATTGTTTAGGTTACATCGACAGAATAGACGGAGATGTCGAACGACCTTGGGAGTTCGTTGTGACGGATTACAAATCAGGATCAAACCCTAAGAGTAAGCAATTCTTGAATGATGATTTCCAGCTAGCAATATACGCTCAGTTTATTTATAACCAATATGGACACTATCCAGCATTCTTAAGGTATGCTCATCCAGTCCCTAACAAATTCCAGACAGCAGTCCACCTAGGAGACGGCCTCTACGAGTACGACTACAAAGGACAACGTGCTCCTAAGGCAAGATTCTTCGTACCCGAGAAGATGGTTCAAGTGAAAGAAACTGTGGAGGCTATCTCGTTAGCTTATAAACACAACAACTTTGCTAAGAAGGTTGATCGCTTCAAGTGTGGTAATTGCTTCCACAAAGACACATGCAAGCCCTTCGGAGACGGAACTGGGTGGAATTCTCTATAGTATATGGTATGACCTGAGTAATATGACTAAGGAGGAAAACTAATGAGTAAATACGGAGCTAAAAAGGTTAACCACGATGGAATAACTTTCGATAGCAAGGTAGAAGGACAATACTATTTGTACCTCAAGGATCTACAGGAGAAAGGGAAAGTTACTCGGTTTGAATTGCAACCAAGCTTCACTCTTCAAGGTGGCTTTACAGACGACTGGGGAGTAAAGCACTTACCTATCAAGTACAAGGCAGATTTCCTAGTTTACTACAAAGATAGTGATCCTAAGGTGATTGACATCAAAGGTGCACCACTAACTCCTGAGTTTAAAATAAAGCGCAAAATGTACGCTAATCAGTTTCCTCTAGAGTTGCAACTCATAGCCTTCTCTCGTATGGACGGTGGTTGGGTGGATTATTTAGAACTACAGAAGTTTCGAAGAGAACGTAAGAAAGCCAAGGAGGCGGATAAGAGTGGTAACTAGCGGAGATAGGTTTGGAAAATTAACCGTCATAGGTAAGGTAAAACATAAAGGAAAGCTTCACTGGGAATGTAGGTGTGACTGTGGTAATACCACTAATCAATTAGCCTACTCGCTGAAGAAAGGTAGGTCTAAGAGTTGCGGATGCTCTAGAGATGCTAAGGGATATTTTCAAAAGAAGCACGGGTTGAAGTATGAAAACCATAGGTTGTACAGGATTTGGTCAGCTATGAGAAAGAGATGTAACAGTGACCGTGCGATAAATTACCACAACTACGGAGGAAGAGGGGTAAGCATCTGTCAAGAATGGGATAACTACAAAGTATTTTATGACTGGGCCTTATCAAGTGGATACAAAGAAAACTTGAGCATCGACAGAATAGATACTGATGGAAACTATGAACCTAACAATTGTAGATGGCTAGATATGAAAGGACAAGCCAGAAATAGAAGAAGTTCAATAAGAATAAACGGCGTGTTATTAAGAGAAATCTCAGAAGAAAAAGGGTTCAACCCAGAACTAGCGCTAGAAAGACACAAAAGAGGGGTCGCCTTCGAAGATTTATTCTTTGAAGGAAGGCTAAGTAATAGCTACTTTAAGGGGGATAACAACAATGGCTAAACGAATTACACTACCACTATCAGAAATACAATTATTCCAAAAAGAATTGGCAACTAAACAAGAAAATATCTATAGAGACCCAGAGGTAGACAAACAGTTATGCTTGGCTTATCAACAAGGCGATAAGGATGCAGCAATCAAACTAATGTATCGTTATGTAGACAAGCTTAGTTATATTTATAGATTTCCAACTCGTACAAAAAACAGAGGTGGAGCTAAATGCAAGATTGATATAACAGGATCAACTACGCGTGAAGATAAAGAGGATTTGGCTATGGAGGTTCTATATCACTTCCTAAAGTTATTGCTGGAGTACGACCCCACCGAGGGAGACCTCCAAGGCCTCATCGTAGGCAAGCTACACCTGAGAGTGTTTTATTACCACTATGGTGACCTTATAGATTTACGTATGAACGAGCAGGAACTAGACGACAACTACGACATGGAGGAAGAAATCAAAGAGATATTCCTCGAAGATAAAGAAGTTCCAGAGGAGACTCGCAAGCTATACCTAGCTTTGTCAGAGTTAACTCCTTGGCAGAGAAAGATGCTCGACTTGTATGTGTCTAAAGGATGGACAGCATCAGAGGTAGCCTATGAGTTAGACTCGACTGTTAACGGAATAAGAACAGCTAAAAAGAAAGCCGTTAGGAAACTAAAAGAAATAATGGAGGCGATCTAATGGGTAACTGTAGAGGATGCGTTCACGTGCTGGGAGACAAGTTAGTTTATCACAAAGGAGAAGACGTTCAGATGTTCCGCTGTGGCTATGCTGAGAAGGAATTCGGAGGAGAGCGCTGGGTGATCGACGGAGACAACTGTGAGGTATTTAAGTCAGTTATACCTGAGGTTGGTGCTATTGAGTTCCCCGACAAGTGCCTACACTGTGTAGACGGTAAAGTGTTTTCCTACCTCACAGGTGATGAAATCAATTGCGGATACTGCAAAGGCACCGGATTAGAAAATAAATCTAAATAGTTGTTGCCTTCTTGGTATGACCATGGTATGATTTACTTAACGGAACGAGGGACAAGCTACTGAGTTACTGACTAGACTCTGGCTCAGTAGTTTGATGAACTGGATACGCCGAAAATAAACGGGTGAGTCGCATAGCTTCCACCCTGAGGAGGATGACTAAATGGAATCATGCACTTGCATTAACTGCACCGGAGACAACTTCCACCTCGAGCAGATGGCTGAGGAGATAATCTCCAAAGACGACTACATGGAGAATAAGCCTCCAAGTGTATATGAGAAACTAGAGGAGTTAAACCAATGGACGATGTCGCCTACTCAGAATGAATTAATGGGAGATATCATGGAAGCAGTAAACGCAATAGACAACGAACTAATTAGCCTAGCTGTAGAGTTACCACCTGAGCAGGCAGAGAAGTTGCTCGATATTCAAATGAGATTATACTAGGGGGAATTAACTATGAAGGTTACTTTATTAGCACATACACAGATTTCTGATGAGTTCTATTTTAATCTACCAATCTCAGATAACACATACACAGACGGCCAAGCAGTCGCACTCACAGCTATTCGTACGTGTTATTCACCGAATAAACCCAGCGAGATCGTAGCTCTAGAGGGAGCAAAGTACTTTGGCAACAAAGCAACTGACGGAAAAGAAGGAACCGAGGCAGATCGTCTCATCAGACACGTATTAGGTAGTAAGCATTTGTCGACTGTTGAGCATTTAAACTTTACGTTTGCTATCGAGGGAGTTAGTCGTGCCTTACTAGCCCAGCTCACAAGGCATCGTGTCGGATTCGCTTATTCTGTGCAATCTCAACGTTACGTAAAGTTCAGCTCTGATAGTAAGTCTGGAGGGTTTGACTATGTAGTTCCTGAGAAGGTGAAGAACAACGATAAAGCCTATGGAGAGTATTTGTCTATTATGGACTGTTTCCAAACTTACTATGACACATTAATTCAACTAGGTATCCCCCAAGAGGACGCTCGCTCAGTCCTTCCTCAATCGGCAACTTGCAACTTAGTACTCACAGTTAACTTGAGAGCTGCCTTGGACTTCTACAAGAAAAGACGCCGAGGAGCTGGTGCTCAATTTGAAATCACCCAGTTAGCCGAGGCTATCAAGGATAAAATCTGTAGCGTAGAACCGTGGGTAGAAGCATTCTTCGGAGGTGACTCCAAGTGATTACAGTCACAGTAGAAACAGTCTACGGAGGTAACCTAGAGTTGTACTTCAGTGATAGACCTAGCTATAAGAGTTGGCGGTCTCTATGGAACGTCCACCCCAAGAGTAACTACATCGTACACGGCTGGGCTAGGTCTATCATGTTTAAAGATATTACCAGAGTCATATCTGTTGAGGAGGAAAACTAAATTGTCAATACTAAACGATGCATTCAGACCCAACAGGGAAGCTGCCAAGGAACACATTAAGTTGACTATCAAGTATTACAGTGACCTGGAGACGGTCTCACTAGACAAGCAACTTAGTATTGCTGAGAGAGGGTTATACGTTGCAGGGTTTAGCTGGAAAGAGATTGATAAGATCATAGAGGAAGCTAAGGAGGAGATGGCATGATTAGTCTACAATCGTTCGGAAAGAAGCCCTTCAAGATTGCCTTGATAGGCAAGACTCGCAGCGGTAAAGACTCTGTAGCTGAAATCCTATACGAGTTAGGATTCCCTATCCAGCGGATCGCCTTTGGAGATGCAATGAAGGAAATGTTCCACCTAGCCAATCCTAACGTGCCGCGGTCCCCTAAGCCAATCCAAGAGTACATCCGCTATGGCACCGCTATGAGGGAGAAAGACCCAGAGGTATTCGTTAGGCCTACTATGAGTAAACTGTGGTTCGAGCAGGCACTCGACAAAGGTAATGACCGTACTCGTAGTTATGTCTTCACAGATGTACGTCAACCTAACGAGCTAGAAGCAGTTAAGGAGGCAGGATTCAAGATTGTCAGAGTGTTTGCTGCAGAGGAAGTAAGGGTAGCTCGTATGTTGGCTAACGGGGAGTCGGTTTCCAAGGAGATCTTAGAAGCGCATACCGAGAAGTACATGGATGACTATCAGGAGGATTACCTGCTCGTAAATAACTGGGCTAGAGATGAACTACGTAGGCAGGTGGTTGAACTCGTATATAAACTTATTGAGGAGGAAGGATAATGCAACAGCAACTAACAGAGATTGACTTTGAGATCGCCATCTCTAATGGAATCAATAGACAGTTAGCTTGGAATAGGTATTACACTTTGTTTTGGTCTAAAAAGGACGCTATATCGGTACCTGTAGGTGAATCACCAAGGTGGACAAGGATAGCTGAAGAGAATGGAATCCCTTTAGGGACATATTACAGTAGACGAAACGCTGGCATTGAACAAGAAAGAGCATCCACCGAGCCACCTACTCCTAAGAATGCTCCCTCTGTAATCTCATCCTTCGTAGCCATAGCTGAGTCTAACGGCGTCTCTCGTGCTACATATTACCTACGAGTCGGCAATGGGATGCCTCCAGAGGAAGCAGCTACCAAGCCTACAGCTAAGAGAGGTCGTCCTCGTAAGCGCGAATACACAGACGAACAACTGGAGGTCGCTAATCAGCACGGTATCTCGAGACAGATGCTCGACAGACGCCTAGCTCGTGGGTGGCATTTAGAAAGAGCCTTAACAGCTAACCACTGTGAGGAATGGATTAGGAACCACGGAGAGAAGGCTCAGATGTTTGTGTCTAGGAAGCAGCGGTCTCGAGTTAAATAAAACTACACTAACTCGTCATCATGTAGTATACTGGCTGTAGAGGTGACTACAATGGACATTCTAAAAAACTACGCCAGAATGGTTAACAAAGAGCCTACAGAAGTAACGTCTGTTAGGATACCAAAGAGTTTACACAGAAGCTTTAAGAAGCACTGTGAGAATTATGGACTAGGTATTGCTGAAGCGATTAACATCCTGATTAGAAACGAGTTAGGTGATGCTTACAAGCAGCATCTTCATGAAGATGAGTCAAACAAACTACAAGAAAAATTATCTCAGAAGTCGCCTTCACCACAGAAGGTAACCGCTAAGTCATCACTTAGAAAGCAATCCGGTAGGTTCCTAACTACAGAGTACCAGGTAGACGGAGATCTCCCGTGTCCAATCTGTGGAGAATGGAAATCAAGCACTAACTTTGCGAGACACGTTAAGACAAACCACAAGAAGACTACGCAGGAAATCTTTACAGAGAACCACGAGAAGGCTATCTCAATGGTTAAAGCTAGGACAAGCCAGATATAATGCCAGATCCAGAGCGTCCCTACCGAGGGAGGCTTATTTTTTTTGCCTACATAGGTATCAATCCGGTATGACTTGAGTATGATAAGTAGTGTGCCAGATTGAATGCCCGGTAGTGTAACCCATCGAGCATTGCTGGACAGTTGATTTCACTGAGCTCGCACTCTGTAGGACAGGAACCAGATAACAGGGAATATTACTAAATAGTAATAGGGAGTGGTACTATGCTTTTCACCATAGGAGCTGCGCTCGCCTCGGGAGCAGCTATAGCGTATGTCATGCACGATCTACACTTTGAGTACGGCTTGCCTTATAAGATTGACTTGGAGGTGAACCCACGAGACGACTGGCAAGTCCCTATAGGAGTCAACGAACAGAGGGAGCAAATCCTATTAGACTTCGCCAAGACTCCACACGTCTCCCTCGGAGGTGGAACTCGGTATGGAAAATCTAATTTGCTTAACTCCATAATCGTTAGCCTCCTCACTAGTAAACCTCGAGATGTTAAATTCACATTGATTGACCTCAAGGGAGGAATCGAGCTAGGAGGGTACGAAACTGTTAAGCAAGTCACAGGAGTTGCCTACGAGCCAGACGAAGCCTTACAGATGCTATCTCGTGTGTACGACATGATGAAGTCTACACAGGAGGAACTCCGGAGGTCTAAACGCAGGAAGGTTACCGACAAGAAACACTTTATCATTATAGACGAGGCAGGAGAATTGAATCCTAACGAGGCAATAGATAGGGAGGAAAAGCAACTCAAGATATCCTGTCAGAAGTACATGAGCCAGATAGCTCGACTAGGAGCAGGACTTGGCTTCCATCTCATACTAGCTACCCAGTACCCTACCGGAGACGTGCTACCTCGGCAGTGCAAACAGAATAGCGATGCCGTGATTTCCTTCCGTGTCCGCTCCGCAGTAGCCTCCAAAGTAATACTTGACTCAGGAGGAGCCGAAGAGCTGCCAGATATCAAAGGGAGGGCAATCTTTATCCAAGGAGCTAACACCCACATGGTGCAAACTTACAGGGTAAACGAGCAGCAAATCAGGCATACTATAAAGAATAACAAGAGGAAGGTGAGACAACATGTCCAACTCCCCGAAGTTAAAGCCGTTGAGCCAGCGCCAAGAGAGGATACTTTTATCATTGAGGAGACTCGGTTTTCTGACTAGAAGCCAGCTCCAGAGGATTCACCAACTAGGTAAGACAAGGAACACCAATAGGATTCTCAGTGAGATAGACGACTATGTGATTCACTACCGAGAAGGCTACGATACAGTGTATTACTTGAGTAAGCTTGGGAGAGAATACGTACAGGCAAAGAGACAACTCCGGAAGAATCAATTCGTAGGGCACGTCCTCATGAGGAATGAGTGGTTCATCTATGCAGGGATGCCGTCTCACTGGAAAAACGAGGTCAAGATAGGTGATGCTACCGAGACAAGAATCTGCGATACACTCTACGAGGAGAATGGCTATTTGAAAATCCTTGAGGTTGACAGACTTCAGAAGATGAGCGAGAATAGGATTAAAGCTCAATCATACTATGGTATGTACAAAAGAGGTGCAGCTACGAGGAAGTTAGGGTACTTTCCTACAGTAGTCTGGCTCACCTGTACTGAGCTTAGAAGAAAGCAGTTAAAGGGTATATGTAACGAGTTAGGATTACCCTCTGAGGTCTATACTTTAGAGGACATACAGTAGTATGGGAAGATATTGCTGTAGTGTGATTATTTAGGAGGAGATACGATGGAGAATAAAAAAGAAAATCTAACCAAGAAAGTTAAGTCTGTAGCATTCCAGTTAGCAGATCCTATGGAGTATAAATTGTATTGGCACTGCATGAACCAAGGAGTATACTTCTCGACATACATCAAAAGATTAATCCAACGAGATATCGAGCGAGGAGAGGTTAACCCTCTTAGCATAGAAGACCTTAAGAGATGGAAGAACAATGGTATAAACGAAAAGTGAGCTTGCCTACTCAGGTAAGTTCTTTTTTTTTATTTCGAAAAAGGTATTGCCTTCTCGGTATGACCATGGTATGATTCAATTAAGATAAAAAACAGAGGAGGACGAGCTAATGAGTAAAGTCAATGTAGATGAGTTAAAGGTTTATACTGGAGGAGAGACACTTAAAGCATTAATGGAGGGTAAGATACTAAACTGGGAAACTGACCAGTACAAACTAGATGGAGAGTTCTTGTACGAAAAGAATGGCAACAACGACTGGACTAGAAGTTACAGATCAATTGACCACTTCATGAGACTTAAGTTCACCGAGGTAGCAACCCCTCAAGTGGGCGACTGGGTGAGAGTTGAACTACCAGACAAAACAATTATAGGTTGTGTCACAGAGGTTGATAACTTAGTTGCTCGCATCGAAGACAGACTAGTTAGTTTAAAGCACTACTGTGAGATCTTATCCCCCGAGCAAGTCTCCGAGTACAAACGCGAGCAGGCATTTGTCAAGGTGGGACGTAAGCCTAACGAGTTTAAACCTAACGATATAGTATTCGTTAACTCACTAGGTATTACAGCTATAGTTATATCTAATTCGAACAATCAAGAGGTTAGGCTACACCAGATAAACCACGGTGCTAAAGGCTATACAGCCAAACCTCACCAATTGCGTCCTATCTCGTTTGTTGAACAGCAAGTGGACTTGTCATAGGCAACGATATTACCTGAGTCATAACTAAGGAGGAGAAACTATGTATCAGTCAAAGGTTAAGGAGTACGCTTATCAGCTAAAATCTCGCAAGCTATCTCTAGAGGGAGCGCTCGCTAGTTTACTAGTGAGTCGTCTGTCTCATCAGTTCGATCGCAAGAAGAAGTATGTTGAGCAGGACTTGAGAGTGCAGCTACTGAGTATTGGAGGAGAAGGCTGATGAGACCAGAGATGACTAATGAGCAAAAGATGTATTTCCTTTGGGGATACTCTAGAAGATCAGCAGAGTTACTCAAGGAGGAAGGTTTATTTAAGGATTTGACTATAGATGAGCTAATACAAAAGCTGCTAGAGGGGGCTACTAAGAAATGAGTGAGCAAATGAGCATATTCGAGTTAGAACCTTACGAGAATAACGTCAATACAGTTAATCACGATACAGCAGGACTAGAGCAGATTGGCTTCTCTTATGTTCTACCTCTAGGGGTGGACAAGCAAGGGAGAGCAGGCTACAGAGCTGTCTATGAGGGCAAGGGTTGTACAGTAAACATAGATGATGGACATGTAATGATTAAGCACGATGATAGCCGCTTCTGGGACTATATCGGAAACTATACGAGAGACTAAGGAGGAAGATCAATGGCTAGAGGAAGCTTAAAAGTTGGTGCCTGTGTAGGATACCTGTTTGCGGTAGGATACCTGTTGAGTTGGCTGATTGTGAGCACAAACTAAGGGGGATGACTGATGAGACATACACGTAACAGACAATTAGCAAAAGCGCATAAAGATCCCGTATGGATGTGGGCTACTGAGCCTACTGACAGGATTGATAAACAGCGATACTGGATGACTCTGGGGTTACAACCTAAGTTGGACAAATCCTTCAAGTGGCACCGACTCTATGAGTACAAAAGTAGTCGAATATGGAATTCGTACACTATTGGAGCTGTTGGATCACACAGACGAATCAAATAGGAGGCGGTCTCATGGCTCGTTCAATAAATAAGGTGGCGAAAAGACTGGCGTTAAAGCAACTGGCAGGAAAAGATATTCGCTCCAAGATTAAAAGCGAGGCAGAGTTCAACTCATGGGGAGAAGGTAAACTAAAGAGGTTAATAACGATACATGTACAAATTGAGGAGGGAAAACGATGGAGGAAAGAATAGCTACACAGATAGCCCAGCTAGAATTACTACTACGCATCCACCGAGAAAGCAAACGATGAATTTCTCAATAGCCTCCTTACAGTTTTCTCTTGCTTTATTGGTATTACTATGGTATGATTAGAGGGAGTATATTAACCCTGAGGAGGCAATACTTATGAGAAAACTAATTGGACAATTCTTACTAGCATGGCTCATACTACTAGTTACATTCATTACAGGAGCCATCATGATTTTCTTCGTAGAACTAATCGGCGGAGTTATGTGGCTGTTCCCACTGATACTCTTTAGCCTGTTCGTGCTCAGGGAGGTCAAAAGTTACTCAGAGAAAAGCAGGAGAGGAGATCGCTAACTAGGCGGTCTTATTTTTTTTGCAAACTTTTTAGAATAAATTGTTGACGAGCAGAATATGACTGTAGTATGATGTACTCAAGGAAGCAACAACAACCAAAAACATTCAGAAACAACCAATAAACGATAACCCTGAGGAGGAAAATTATTATGAAGAAGGTAAAATCAGTAGCATTTAACGTGGCAGATACTATGGAGTACGGGATGTTCCACTACGCAGGAAAGCAGCAATACTTTAGCACATACGTAAAGAGATTGATCCAACGAGACATGGAAGACGGCAAGCGTGTACTAGCAGAGATGGACAATGAGACTTACAATGCCTACAACGGTAAGAGCAACGAGCAGATCAAGTTAGAGAACGCTAAAGAGTCGATCACATTCTTGCACGAAAGTGGACTAGTAGATGAAGGTCAATACTACAAGACAATGTTCCAAATCCAATCAGAGTTAGAAAAGGTAGCTCACTAAGTAGACGTACTGCAGTAACTAGGAAGGGGTGAGCAAATGAGATATAACCGAGGCAGTACAAATAGAATAAACACTACGAGTCCTGCCTCTGGGTAGGGCTCTTTTATTTGTAATGTAAACTTAATAAAAGAACTGAGGAGCTGTAACCCGCATGGTTGTCACTTTAGAGGAAAAGTAAGTGGGTCATGCCTGCTCTACTATATGGTTGAAGAGTTCTTTACTCTCTAGAGTTAACTCTTAAGACTTACCTATCTCGGTAACGAGAGAGAAATTACTTAAGAGACAAGCCTAATTAGTTCCCTCCTCATATAGTCATTTAATAATTAAAATAACTCAAAGTCTATTAGAGAATAAGCTATATAGAATTACTCACTGGTAGTAATTTACTAGTGAGACAGACAATATAGAATACTAAGGAGTTGTCTTAATGTCCCTCATAAAGATACACCTCGATAACAAATCCCCTAAAGGTAAACCTCAGAAGAAAGCCTACAAAGAAGGACTTAGATATTACAGTGAGACGGAAGCTAAAATGTTCCGATCTACCTGGGAACGCGAGTTAGCAGAACTACTCACCTCACTAGGAATCACCTACGAGTTTGAACCCATCCGCTATTTCTACAAAGCCCACAAAGATTCATACCTTCCAGATTTTTATCTACCAGAATACAATACCTACATTGAAGTAAAAGGATATTACGACAAGCGATCTCAAAAGAGATGCAATCTATTCAGACAATATCAAGGGAGCCAATATGGTTTCTTCCTCTACATGAAAGAAGAGAGAGACATCGTACTAGGTAACCCTGAGATGATATACACCTACCTAGGCATAGCTCAGGAGGAACTACAAAGGAGGAAGAACAATGATTAAATGCCAAGCGTGCGGATCACCTATAGGCCGCCTACAAGAATCCCCAGAGCTTCATGTTATTGGAGAGATAGCTATCTCAGTTATCTGTCACAAGTGCAAGGAGTGGACTATAGAGAAACTCTACGAGTACGATGCTCATAGGATTACCGACACAGTAAAGGACAATGGTAACACTACAGAGATATACAGGAGGAGAGGCTAATGAGAAAAATTGCTTGGTTGATTATTATCTTAAGTGCCGTACTCATAGGATCTGGCTCAATTGGGTTAACTTGGTTGCTGTGGTGTCTGCTATGATACGCCCTGACATATACCTATACGTCAAGTGGATACTCTGGAGAGACAGGCAATTAGACAAACTAAGGAGGAAGATACGATGAGTTACCCGACAGGCAATAACAAGAGAGAGCAGAACTTTCTAGATAGTATCAGAGGAGTGATTGGAGAGCCAGCAGACTACGAGAGATACCTGCATACCTACAGAGTACTAGGTAATAAGTTAGCTTGGGAGCAGGTAAAAGCAGAGTCTACATTGCATCACATTAAGTATAAGTTAGAAGTTAAGGAGGATGAATTGAATGGCTAAAGACCACGGAGGCGGACTCGGTAGAAAGACCGACGCAGAGAAGAGACTAATAAGTAAGATACGCAGTGATGCTAAGAAGACAGTTGAGGAAATCAACGGTATGGCTTACGATACTGCGAGAAAGAACAAGGTGACAGCCCACATTAAGAACGAGCTCAAGAAGGTAACGATTATCTGTGGAGCAGTGAGAGCTGACACTGGGAAGATATGCAGCAATGAACCTGTAGAGGGAGCAGCTCGATGTGCTATGCACGGTGGTTATTCTACAGGGCCTACCTCTGAGGAAGGCAAGAAAAGAGCGCTTGCTAATCTAAACCCTAGAGCTAACCTAGTACACGGTCTCAATAGCAAATTCGTTATGACCCAAGAAGAGAATGCCTTGTACACTGGACTGATGAATCACTACATCGAGGAGCTAGACCTTGACCCGATGAACATCATCATCCTCCACAGGGCTATCATGAACCTAATCATGAACGAACGCAGAGAGATAGCTAAGGAAGGCGAGATTCTCGATGAGAGCCAATCAATGAATGACTACGATAGTAAGTTCTTACGATTCGCTCAGGCTCTAGGGATGGATCGTAAGTTCCAAGTGAGTACGTCTCACAAGGATAACCAGAAGGGTGTAAACTTTAATGTCTTGTTTGACGGCATGTAGTGTGGTATGGCATTACTATAGTCATACCCTGAGGAGGAGATACTATGGAAGAGTGGAAATCAATAGAAGGATTCGAAGGCTACGAGGTTAGTAATTTAGGTCAGGTAAGAAGTATCGACAGAGTAACACAGCGAGTCAGATATGGTAAGCCTTACTCTGTAAGGATGAAGGGGAGGATACTAAAACAAACTAAAGCCACTGACTATCCAATGGTGACACTGTGCAAAGGAGAAGGAGAGTATAAACACCCTAAGTCGGTGCACTCTCTAGTAGCCTCAGCTTTCATAGACAACCCAGATGGATTACCTGTGGTTAACCACAAAGACTTAGACCGATTCAATAACCACGTAGATAATCTTGAATGGACTACTTTTGGAGGTAACACTCAACATGCAGTGGACAACGGTGTGCAACTAGGGGTTAAAGGTGAGAGGCATTACGCAACCAAACTAACCGATGAAGATGTCAGGTGGATAAGAGAAGTAGCTAAGGAGAATGGTGGTACACTAACCAGATCCGAGTTGGCTGAGAGATTTAACATGAAGCCATCTAGTATAGGTAATGTCATCAACGGTACCACTTGGAAGCACGTCAAGTAACTCCTCAAAAGTTTTTCCCAAAAGGTGTTGACCTCCTCGGTATGACCGTGGTATGATTACCTCAACAAAGAAACAACACGAGCCACTGGCTCACTAAAACCCTGAGGAGGAAACAAAGATGATGAGAAGACTAATGAGCAAACTATTCGGTAAGAAGAAAGTAACTGTGGAGCAGGCTATGGTTAAGCAGGCAGCACAGATCACTAAGGTGCTAGCTCAGCTGGATACACTAGCAGGAAAGGCAGGTAACTAACCATGAAGAACTTCAAGTTCCTAATCAGCCTACTCCTTATTCTAGCTTTCGGAGCAACATCAGCAATGGCAATCTACACAAACTCAGCAGTATACACGGAGGCAGCAGCTACAGAGGTAACACCTAAGCAACCTACTCTAAGAGACAAACTGAGTCAGCCTACTCCAATGGTATCGAGCATGGAAGTTGTTGGCTACCATGACGGTGTCTACGTGTTGGCTAATGTGAATGGCGATGAGCAGGACATGGGGAACTACGCTCTGGAGGGAACCTACAAGCTTGGCGATGTAGTGACTGTGTTGTGGGCTACAGAGGATAGTACAGAGATCGCTGGAGAAGTGCTGGTAGGCACGGCTGACGAGCTTGACCTACCTCATGGGAAGTAACTGGAGAGATAGACTGATGAGCCTTGCTGACGAGCAGGGCTATTGGTGGTGAGTAAACCACTGAGGAGGAGAGGCTAATGAGTGAAGTATGGAAGTCAATAGAGGGGACTAATGGGTTATGGATATCTTTGCCCATCCCCTCGGAAAGGGGGAATAAGAAAAATCATTGCGAAAAAACCTTATTTATAAGGTTTTTTCGTTACTCATAGAATATG